CCTTCTGAATTTTGTTCTGGTATTGGAGCAACAGGTTCCTCTTTCTTAGGAAATAAAGCTACAAATTCTGTCTCCTTTTCCTCTTTGCTTTCTAAAATATTTAGAAATTTGTTTGATACACTTGCTCTCTGTTGTCGTGGTTCTACCTCTGTTGGTGTATCAGTAAAAGAGCCAAATGGATTAAAAGAAATCTCTTTTTTATTTCTTTTTCCTATTTCAAATCCTGGAAATTCTTCCAATCGTTTCATTCGTTTCTACTTATCTTTTTCATTTTGTTCTAAGCAAGATACGAATCATTTTTTTATTCTAATCACAAAATTCATTACAATTCATAAAGATTACTGCTAGTATAGCAAATCCTATACCTATCATCTTTGTACGACTTATTTTTTCTTTAAAGAAAAAAACTCCTGTTCCTGTCACTAATATATCACTCATTACATCCCACATTAAATTCATGATTGTCATACTCTCATATTTCAAGGATCGTAAAAATAACCATGGCTGTAAAGCATATATTGCTGTTGGTAATATCATATATATCTTTTCAAGTGTATTCGTGCTTATTGCTTTTATTATTCCTAACATAAATACATCTAAGGTAGCCATATACGTTCCATATAAAAATGACATATATCCGTTTCCATTTGGCATCTTCTTCTAAATCTTATCAACTTTATTTGCTACTATAGCAACATCCATAGTTTTTAGAAGCACTTTGCGAAAATCTTTCTTGTAATCATAGGAACAATTGTGTAGTTCAGAAGCACGATGCATAGGACAATGGGTTTCTCCACATCTACAAGGAAAATCTGTTAGAGTTAGTTTTTTCTTACAGCCATCAAAACAACATCTTGATTTAGAAACTTTCTTAACCTCTGGTTGTTCTAGTGCTGGTACTTGTTTTGTGGAGGAAATTGCCTGTAAATAAGGAGAATTACCAATCGTCGTCATACTTCCCTTTTCTATAGAATTGGATTTTAAGGGGGGGCACATCTACTATTCAAATTTTTCCGGATGTCCTCTAGCTTCTGGAAATCAAATCTGTGTTCTCCTTCTTGGATTTCCTTTTTTCAATCATGGGTTTCCTCTTCTCCTCCTAAACTTTTACATCCAGGACCTTCCCCGAAAATTCAGACTACTCCTGTTGCTTCTTGTATTCTTCGTCGTGCTACTGCCACGGATATTCCTCTTATTCCTGAATTCTTAGAAAGATATTTTTCACCTTCCTCATCCTGTGTATGTAGAATTCCTGTTGCTGCTCTCCAAAATCCAAATTGGGAAATCTATGTTGTGTTTTCTAATTCTATTCTTGTTGGAACTATTGTTCGTAAGTGGATTCAGAATCTTCATATTCATTCTGTAAAATGGCCTACTGCTGCTATTGTAGATTTCTTCTGTGTTCATCCTGCCTTTAAGAAAAAAGGGATCGGCCGTTGGCTTCTTTCTACACTCCAAAATACTCCTACTCCCAATGCTCCTCCTAATGCTCCTCTGCCTCCTCATTTGATTCTTTGGGAAGGCCTACAACCTTCCTATCCTCCTCTGTGTATTGGATTCTATTACTCAAAACCTATTCTTAAAAAAGAAAATACTACACAACAAATCCCTCTTACTCAAGAAATCTGGAATTCTCTTATGAAGTCTAAGAGTATCTGGAGCGAATTTTCATCCCAAGCAAAAGAAATTTCAGCGTGGAAAATTTCCAATGAAATCCTCCTCCTTTCTAACTCTTTCCACTCCTCTATTCATGGACCTATTGCTACAATCCTCTATGGATCCCCTCTTGCTATCCAACAATTTTCTGAATCTAAATCTCCTTGGGGTGTTCTCTTACTCCCATCCTCTCTCTTTGCTTCTCCTCCAGATGCTTCCTGGTCTCTTGATTCTGCTTATCAATGGATTTCCTATAATATGATTGTTCCTAATCTTAGTATAGGTGATTTTCCTTGTATTAGTATCTAAACAAATACATAGGATCCAGTATTATCTTTATTTTCAAACAGTAAGACTCCTTTGATATAATATGCTTCTGATTTAAGATAATAATTGAGTAAAAGGGATGCTGCCATACGACTAAATTCTGTTACTGCTGCTTTTCCTCCATTTCGTAAGGCTGGCTGGAAGCGTAAATCCCCTTTCGCATCCACAGAAAACATTTTCTTTAGAAGTTCATTGACTTTTTTAGTATGTTCTTCTTGAAAGTTTAACATTGGCTGTATAACTTCTGCTTGTAGTTTTTTAGCAAACTCTTTCTTTGTTATTTGTAAGAGTCTGCTTCCAGAACCCGCTGGACATACACCAAAATGTCTAAATCTTTGTGTAGATTCAATAAAAGTTTCTTGATTATCTCTAATATTATATAATAGTGCTAGTTTCTTAGAAGCATCGCGTAATGTACTTCTACCTGTCTCGGTTTGTACAAATTGTACAGTACTTCCTTTGACTGTAAAATCATCGTAATATAATGCTACAAGTGATCTTAAGTATACATTTGCTGCCGGTGTTCTATCAGCTCTTGGCATGCTATCTGTTAACTCAAAATCATACTTCTGACTACAGATTTGAGAGTAATAAGGTTGACTCTTATCTATTAATTCAGAATCAAATAATGGATTTAATAATGTCATTGCTCTCGCAATACAATAGGCTTTAGGAAAGTCTTCTCCCTTGAATCGTTTATCAAACACTTTACGAATCTCATCAAAACTTTGGAATGAAGATGCTCCAGTTGATATTTGTATTCCTGGACCTACTCTTGCTCCTGTACTTGTTGTAGTAGCATACGTTGCCCCTCTTGCTACACCTCCTGCTCCACTTGTTCCTTGTTGTGCTTCTGCCTTGGGCATAAAAAAAGTATCTATACATGTTTTAAAATCTTCAATATTATCTGTATCTGTATTATCTGTAGCACATCTAAATACCCAGGGCCTTGGAGGTAGTCCTGTTTTAGTAAATTCTATAAGCGGAACCCCCTCTATAGCCATAACAACTTTCATAGGATCTGTAGTTGTAAACTCAACACTTGACTCTACAATCGTATTCTTATATAAATAATAACATTTTACAGGTTCTTCTTTCTTTAATTGTTCATACATCCATTCTATGCTAAAGATTCCTCTATTTGTTTGAAGTTTTAAGTAAGATGTAGTTCCTTCCTGTAAATCAAAATTTTTCTGTAGAGCTTCTAACTCAATAAACGGAGCCATAGATGGAATTGATTTCATTTGGCCAAAGATTGGTGATTTGACTCGGATTGCTCCTCCTTTCTGAGATCCTCCTCCCATAAACACACCTTTCTGTGGCCCTGTACTTGGCTTTCCTACTTGTACTAAACTTCTCTTTCGTAATGGACTCGCGTCTAAAACAGTCAATGCTAACGCAGCATAGATTTGGAAGATTCTTACATAAAAATACGCAACATCCATACAGACAGCATTTCTCTCATCCATTGCTTTCCGTTTTTCTTGATCTGATTCCTTTGTTGCGAGTAAACCTGGTGCCAACTTGGATACTGGAGCAAAAAGGATTTCTCCCTTCTTTCCTAATTTTGGATACACTTGAAGTGTTGTAAATAATCTCTGTAGAGCTTCTGATGTTGTAAACACATAGCTTGAGCAAGATGTTAAACTTGCTAAACTTAGTAAATCTCTGAAATCAGCCCGTGTAAAAAAGATTTTTAGAATTTGATCTGATAGTTGCTTTGATGCTTCTGCTTTTTTAAAATACTCTTCTCCTTTCAAGGTTGAGCCGCCTGCGCCCATACTATTCTATTCACACTTTTTACTTTGCCTTTTTAGGAAGATATTGTTTTAATAGTTCATCTGATTGTTCTAGTCGTCGGAGACACTTTACTAGTGTTCCTTCGCTTACATCACATGCTCCTGCTATATCTCCAGTTGTTATCTTTTCATAACCACACCGAGTAAGTACATAACTAATGACAGCGGATGCTAGAGATGGCGGCATATTTTCTTTGCTTAACTCACTTTCCTCAGCGACATCTGCTATCTTTATAGACACCGTTCGTAAATATTCTATATCTACTCTCTGAATTGGGAGTTTACTCAGAGGAAACGCAATATAATCACTCGCTTTTGTTGTCTTGAGTTGGGATGGAATAATTGTATTCTCTGATAACATTCCCTTTTGCTTTGCCATTGCCAATACACATTGGAAATCCTTGAATGCCTTCGTGAATTGAGCATTCTGTAAATGAAACATATCTGCCACATCCTTTGGCTTTCTCGGTGCTCCTGCCATCTTTAACGCACTGTAAATACAGGATGCTATAATTGAACTTCTTGATAGACCCCTCTTCTCACAATGCTCCACAAGTTGCATATATAAATCTTTTGCTGTCTCTATAACTCTTTGTTCTATACCATGATTCGTTGCTGATAAACTCATAATCTCAAAGACTTGGAGTAAACTCCTCTTTTTATAAGGAAACATAGACCATGTGTGAAATCTACGGATTCTCATCATTTGTGCTCTTGCTGTTGAATGTCCTCCTGATCCGATTCCTAGAATAATTGTTCCTAGAGATGAATCCGCGAATCGTGGGTCGGTCGGTGCTCCCACTCGGCACGGATCTCCTCCTCCACGATCATCTCCATTAAAGAATCTATACTCTGCTCCCATATCTAATGGCCTCTCTAACACCGCCCCACAACTCTTACAAATCACCATCTCATCGTGATCTTGGAAATCTATATCTTTACAGTCTTGACAGTTAGAGATATTTTTCTTGATATCATCTTCAAAACAATCCCAAGAATATTCTTTCTCTTCTGTACTAGCCCCTTGTTTCTGTGCTTTTAATCCTGGAAATAAATGATTCATAGTGCTTCCATACTCTTCCTGTTTATCCTTGGATTCACTTTTTAATCGCCTATGGCGATTAAAATGAGTTGCGCTATCTGAAGATAGCGCTTACACTTTTTAATTTTTACCCGCCATATATAAAATTCTAAATTCTCCAGTCTCTATTTAAAATTCTAGTAGATTCTCTTTCTGTTTCTAGCCAACTGCTCCCTCCATGGACTGTATGGATGTATTCTAACCCTTTTACATATTGTATTGTATATCCAGCTTCTATCCAGCATCGTAGCATGAATATAGCATCTGCTGCTTGTAAACTTTCTGATTGTATATGTTTTGGTAGGACTTCTAGAGCTTGTCTTGGAACTATCCAATTTCCGTCATTGAGTAAAAAGTTCCATCTTCGTTTTTCAAACATTTTGTTCCAACCATCCTTTGTTATTTCATGTCCATCAAACTCTACACATGGACGAAATTCTTCTCCCGTCTCTAGATTCACATTCCGAAAATTAGCACTCGCATAGATTGTCTTTTTCTCCTTATCCTTTTTGAGTATATCTTCAATATCCTCAAACCATTGTTCTGGGAATATATTATCACTGTCCAATATTGCCACCCATTCCCCTTTTGCTACTGTTCCTACCTTTCTCTTATTCTGATAAATTCCCAACCGTTTCTCATTTTGTATACAGTTTAGTTTAGGATGTTTTCCAAACGATGATTTATCTATTTCCTTCTTATCATTCCCATTCTCATCACATAGAATGACTTCTAAGACTATAGATTGTTCTAAAAAAATAGGAAGTGTATCTTTTAAAAATGTCCATCTATTCATTGTTGGTATACAGATGCTCAGCATTTCTAGATAAAACTTCTTGTTTTGGTTTAGATGTTAGGACTTCCTACTCCAAGTATTCCTACAGGAACTGGAATTATGGGTCCAGATTTTGATTTTTCTGATCAGATTAGACTTCCTGCTGAAATTGGTGTTAGAGATGGAAATTCTATGGACTCTGTTGTGAATGCTGTAAAAGGTGTTTCTTATTATATTGATACAATTGGATTTGGTGTTCCTACTTCTCCTATGTCTTCTGGTATGGATATACGTCCCATTGGTGTTAATTTTTGGTCTAAGACTGGCTTGAAATGTAGCAATGGTGCTGATATGTGGTCTTATACGGAAACAATTCCTAAAGGAGATGCTCTTGGAAAACGTGTACAAGCAGGCTTAGGCGCTACTCAATTAAGAGGATTAGCACCTGGTATTATTGAAGATGCTAAAAGCGCATTAAATCCGGTTCCTCTGATGAAATCTATATTTGGTACTGGATATCCTGAATGTGTACTAGAAGAAAAAGTTGTTGGAGATCAAGATGGATACATCCAAAAAAGAAAAGCTCTGCCAAATGGTATCTTAGAATCTACTCCTACTGGCCCCTATTACATTGATCTTCCTCAATCTGCTTATAAAAAATCAGATGGACGATATTATCAAAAAAGATGGACTTGGAAAGCCGATCTAAATGAACAACAATGGAAACAAACTCCTAAAACCCATTGTCCTGATGGATTCCCTATAAAAAATCATAGAAATGGTAGGTGTGATTTAGAACTTTTAAGTTCTTCCATGGATGGATTTCAACCTTCCTCCTCCAATTCCAATGTGAAAATCCTTCTTGCTATTGCCTTAGTTGGTTCTCTTGTCTCCTTAAAATATCTGTCAAAGAAATAATCTAGACTAATGACTTATAGGTATAATATGCTGCTATCCCTCCTAAGAATTGAGAACTGGAGTAAAAGAAATACTCTAACATACTTAAATTACCCTTTGTATACATAGCGAAACTTACTGCTGGATTCACATGTCCTCCACTTATATCTCCTATTGCCCATATGACTACTGCTAAGGTTAATCCAATGATTAAAGCATTCCCTGTGAAAAAGATCGCACATAATAAGGCAAATGTTCCTAGAAATTCAGCAAAATAGATTATCATTCTATTCTTATAGCATAGAATAACTAAACTCTTTTCCTATGTTTAAACCTCTTACACATTGAATTGGTAGTACACTATGGCTCTCAAACGAATCTCCCGTGAGCTCATGGAATTACAAAGCGCGCCTCCCGAAAATTGCTCTGCTGGTCCTGAAAATCCTGATGATCTCTTTCGCTGGGAAGGTGTTATTTTTGGTCCTTCTGATAGTCCTTATTCCGGGGGCGTATTTAAACTAAAAATTCTATTTCCTGTTGATTATCCATTTAAATGTCCTACAATAACATTTTCCACTAAGATTTATCACCCTAATATTAATTCTTCTGGTGTAATCTGTTTGGATATTCTAAAAACCCAATGGTCTCCTGCTCTTACCATTAGTAAAGTTCTTCTAAGTATTTGTTCTCTCTTATGTGATCCTAATCCAAATGATCCTCTCGTTCCTGAAATTGCTCATATCTATAAAACCAATAGAGCTGAATACGAAAGAAATGCTAGAGATTGGACAAATACTTATGCACGTTAAATTAGAATGAGAGCTCTTTTTACAGCTCTTGCTTGGATAGCTATAGTCACTCTTATTATAGCTGTGGTGTATCAATCATCATTTGTGGATAGATTTGGATTCCCATCTTGCTGGGGACTACAGTATGCGAATTATGGAAATCCAGGACCTCTAAGGCCTTCTGGAATGCCGTTTGCCTTGGAAGGGTTTGAAAGTCAAGAGAATGTAGAGAAAAAAGAAATTCAAGGAATTCCTGATGAAACTGATTCTAAATCTGGAAATCCGGCAACTTCTGAAGCCAAGTATTCTCTGTTAGAAGATTCTCTGGCTAAAAAAACGTCTCCTGGAAAACTCAGTGCCCATTCCTGTTTCCAATCTGACTTTCTTGCTCAGAGTGATAAAGTAGGGAACTACATCCAAAGAACAAATAATATCCGCCACGCCACTCCCGATAGTTGTACAGCTCCTCTGACGGAATTAGTAGATTCCTTTTACACTAACCAAGTTCTTCCATAATCTCTTTCTCTGTATCTAGAGAAATTGCTATCTTAATCTGATCATCAGACTTTTTTACTTCATCATCCTGTATAAAACATTTTTCTACAGATTGTTGTTTCTTTTTACGTTTACTCTCAGGTGCTTTCCAAGTACCTTCTCTACACGCTTCCACATCTTTCCAAAATGCTTCCAGATCTTTCTGTATCTTCTGAAACCATTCCTTGTCTCGTAGAACTATACTTCTACGTATTTTTTCAATCTCCCATCCATATGTTTCTACTTGAATCCAATTAGGATCTTGCTCTATCTTTTCATTCCTACTATGATATCTATATCTGTGTAAAAGGGTTTCTATGTTAGCCTCCAGTGTAATGTATCCTTTCTTTTCATAAGGTGTTTCCTCTGAATCTCTTATTTTATGTGCTTCTACTTCTTTGAATTTCACTTCTACATACTCACAAGCAGGCCTGTCACAGATCTCCATTTGTAGCTGCATCTGACACCAATATTCAAAGGGGATATTCTCATTAATCGTCCTAGTTGGCGGACACTTGATCTCTACTAACTTTCCTACATATATCTCTGGACCCGACACAATTAATCCATCTGGACTCGCTCCGAGTCTATCTATCGTCCTATGCCTAATCCTTCCTAGATCTACTATTTTTACACCAAGATCCTTCTCTAATACACTTTTTACGATTGGCTCATATCTCACTCCCCAATCCATAGGTCCTGTAGCATCTCTTCTTACAGCTTGCTGGGCGACATAGTGTGTAGGAGGGGCTGCTTTCTTTTTGACTAATGCTGCTCGTGTCCCTTCTCCTTTCCAAAGAGCCCCTATTTCACTTGCTGTGAGAATTTCTCTCCCTTCTGCTATCCATTCATCTGTTCGTTGCTCTACTTGCTTTACAGAAAGTAGCCATTCCCATCCTTTTTCTTCAACCTCTCGTTTCTCTTCCTTGTACTTCCGTTTTACTTCATGCTCGTGTACTTTTCTACGAATCTCAAGTAAATCTTCAAAAGCATTCTCTAATTCAATGTCTGGAGTCATGTCCTGACTTTTCCATAGATTTCTGACATCCTCTGCCCATCCTAGAAATAAATCTGCATGAGCAGGAATTGGATGTTCCTCTTCAACAGATTTCATAAATTCACATACGTTGTATAAACTGTTCATTCTACTGCTGGTGCATCATTTCCATTCGCATTCACATTTTGTTGCACTACAGTCCCTTCTGCCTTCGCCTTTCTACGCATCGTCATCCCTTGCTTCTTTTCTAAAATCTGAGAACGAATTCGTCCATCGGCCGTCTTGTGATAAATTAATCCTTTTATCTCCTTTATCTCCTCCTTCTCCTGATCATATATCACACATGTCTTAGAGTTTAAGAGCTTTTTATCCAAGGCCTTATGAAGTAAATTTGTTAAATCTTCTACATCCGCCACTGTTAAATTCATTCTTACTTTCTCCCCCTCAATAAAATTTCTAATACGGTTTAATCGTAAGCCTCGCTCTAAACGATGCCATGGCCGTTTATACGCTTCACTCGCATTGAGATTTAAAAATTCCTCTAATCCAGCATTCGCGGCATAAGATGAAAGCGGTTCTGTTGAACTCACTCTTCTAGTTTTATTTTTCTGATTGCTATTCATCTATAGTTTTAATACTCTATCTCTTAAGACCTTGATCTGATCTGGGAATTCCATATTGCTCCCTGTAAAGAAAAACCATGGTCTCCATATATCCGTAGTTTCATCAACATCGTCTAACCATCTGTAGTAATCATTTACTTGTGTTTTCTCTGTGTCTACTTGAAAATAGATTGTATTTCCTAGTACCTCTTTTACTGTTCCATAAAACCCATTTTCATTCATATACTCTTTTACTATCTCGTCTACACTATCTCCATTTCCTTCTGTTTTCCAGATCTTTTTTCCATTTTCTTTCATAAATATCCAAGCAACTGTTACTTCAATACTTTTCGTTATTTCTCCTGATTTTGTCCGTGTGTAAAAGGGTATTATATACATCTCTGCGATGTCTATTCTCATTATGGTTTATGCTCCTCCAATCAGAATGCAACCCTTTCCTATTCCGTTTGAACCTACAAATCTAACCCCATGTTTTACTCTCCGAAGTAGACGTGAAGTAAATTCCTTTGACACTGTGAATTCTCGTCTCGTGGAACACTGGCAAACCGATGCTCCTGCCGTCCAGTACTCTAGACGAGATGTTAGCGGGGCTCTTTTCTTTATGGATATGAATGCTACCCCTTCTCGTCTCTATCGTGAAGATCTGAAACAAAGTCAACCCTTCGTTGTTCCTGCTGCTGATTCTCCAGAAGTTCGTAAAACTCTTGAACTGAATGATAAAATAAATCAAACGCTTCTTGCCATCCAATCTCTACAGAAAAAACCAAAAACTCCAACCATTCAATCTCAACTCAAACAACTTCAAGATTTGTATTCACTCTATCTTGAAGAACAAAAACAAATTCAAATTGATACTCTAACTCAGAATCCTTACTTTGATAAATATGATCCTGCTGGCGATTCTCGCAACGTCATTCGTGAACTTCGTGGGGCTGTGTCAGAAGATATTATTGATAGGGGATTAAGACAAAATCAACGGCTTCTCACAAGAGAATTAGACTCTCATAGATGGGTCCCCCAAGGCTTACCTCAGCAAAAAGGTATTGATCAACTCACTGCTTTTGAACTCATTCGTCCTAAAGTTGATGATTATACTAAAATTTATAAGAAATAATACTTAATACTTAATACTTAATACTTAATACTCATAACTAGCTATTAGAGTAGGTGTATATAATAATTGATGATATATAAAACAACCTAAGCGAAATGTGTAATAGGGTTCGCCAACTTCACTTGTAAAGGCTCTATGCACTCGTATATATTCACTCATTAAGTATGTTCCTTGTAGTGTATTCTCTATTTCACCAAAATTAGGAACCTCAAATTGATTGTCTTGGGCCATTTCAGTCAAGGTTTCTAGTATAAAAGCTTTATCCTCTTGATTCCATTCTCTTTTTGCTTCTTGGAGTTCACCACTTAGATCATATACAGATATATCTTTTCCTCCAAACATCTCTATATCCATTGATGCTTGTATAGAAAAAGCAAATTTGTATTCAAATCCTGTATTAAAATTAGCATACCGTCCCATTCTTTTTTTAGTACAGTCTATTTTTTTAACTTAACGTCTAATCAAAACTTATTTCAATAGGACAATCATGTTTTTGTAGAAGTTTGATTGTTGATATTTCTTTATTTGCTACTCTTCTCCGTGTAGAACTTGCAGTGCTTACTGTATTTGTTGTATTTGTTGTTCCCGTAGAATCTCTAGTGCTTGGTGTGGATCCATTTCTCACTTTTGTCTGTTCTCTCATTGCTGTATTCATCTCTTTTTCAATCTCTGGCTGATGTCCCTTAATATAGTCTAAAATCCCTTTTTCTATTGCCCACCGAAAGAAATTTAGTTTTCCAACCGTTGTTAAAAAAGCTTCATGGCCCGGTATCTGAAATAAAATTCTCTCTCGCCGGCAAAACGGATCAAAGAGTTTTTTACTATATGCTTTGAGTTGATTCTTATAATTCATATAGACTACAAACTCTGCTCCATGTAAAATGTAAGATGTTGTATGTGTCTTAGAATAGTTTGTTACAAACCAATCAATTAAACGTAAACTCACATCACTTGTTCCTTTTAATAATTCTACAATCTCATTCAAATCTTCACGATTGCTATAAAATCTCTGTAAACTTTGTATGATTAATTCTTGTTTACAGTGAATTTTTCTCTTGCGTGTCTGTGTATCGGGAGTTGTTGTTGGGATCTCCATGCTTTATGCTAGTATGTGAATCCCGGAATTCTTAGGCCTTAGTCATTTGGTTGTGTGAAATCCCACCTCAGCCTTTCCTCTCAGCCAATTAGAATGGCGTCGCCGCCACCAAATTATAGTTCAGAATCCATATTACAACAACCTTCAGTTCCTGTGGAAATGAAAGTCTTTCATGGGGGAGGTTCTGTACAATCTGATCCTTCACAGAGTCTTCTCCCTCAACCTACAACTCCCACTCCTCTACAGGAATTTCGCGGTGGGGGTCGCCCAGAAAAAGAAAAAGTAATAAAACAAAAAGGTGGAACTAAACCTATATCTTCCTATGAATCTGTGTCTCTTGCTGATCTACAATCATCTTCCACATTTCATCCTTTTCGTGGAATTGATATATGGGACTCTACACTAAATAATACTACTAGTATTTTAACAAATACTGTTTTTAATACTTCTCATTTTTTTCTTGTTAGAGTTGTAAATTCTTTATCTAATGCTAAAGTTCAAGTATTTAATACTAATAAATATATAATACCAGTTGTTTATAATAGTAATACGAATACATTTCTCTATAGTAAAGAGGATAGTCCTATAGATCTGAAAAATATAAAACTTATTGGTCTATCAAAATTAGATACATCATTTCTAAATAATATCAATACAAACTCTATCTATATCTTTTTTACTACAAATCTAGCAAAAGGAACAAATTCTATTTTCAAAGAAAGTTCTGATGTAAGTACATCAGAAGCAAAAGCAGAAAGAAAAAAATCATCTAGTATAACATTATCTTCAGGACATAGAGTTCGCTATGTAGACGATTCTATACAATCTCAGATACAATCCTTAGATTTTCAAGAAGATGAAGAATCTCTATTTAATCTATTATTTCAACCAAACATCTCTTTTGCTAAAGAGTATTGTAAAAAACATCCAGAAGATTTTTTTGAATTCTGGAAATTATATGTCAATTATGATGGTACAAATGTATTAGACTTTATCACAAGTAAAGAAAGTAAAATACTACAAACTTTTTTCTCAAATTTCCTAAATGAATATCGTAAATATTTAATTCTTGAATCTTCTACTTTCTTGAATGCCTTCCAACCTCCTGCTCCTCCTGCTCCTCCTGCAGCTCCAGCAGAAGTACCTGCTGCCACTGAAGCTCCTGCAGCTCCAGCAGAAGTACCTGCTGCCACTGAAGCTCCTGCAGCTCCTGCTGAAGGTAAAGAAGCTCCTGCTGCCACTGAAGTTCCTGCAGCTCCTGCTGCTACTGAAGTTCCTGCTGCTCCTTCTGCTCCTCCTGCTACTGAAGGTCAAGCAGATCCTGCAGCTGCTGCAGCTACTGCTCCTACCGCTGAAGGTCAAGCAGCAGCAGAAGTTCCAGCAGCTCCTGCTGCTCCACCTGCTCCTGCAGAAAGGGAAGAAGCTCCACCTGAAACAATACAACAAAAAATAAAAAGACATATTACTGGTGAAGGAATTCCAGAGGATAAAAAAAAGACACCTGAAGCAATAACAACTATTATTTTAAATTTAATATCAAAGGCCCAATATAAAGATACTTTGAAAGGAATTTTATCTCCAAATCCTCCAGATAGAATAGAAATTTTATTTCCTGGCTGGGATAAACAATCTGACATCCAATTCGTCAAAAGTACTCCTCAGACTTTTGTTCAGACTATGGAAACTATATTAAAAGATGCTCAAGATATTACAGATGATAATATAAGAACACTTTTTAAGAATTTATATTTAGTTGATTTAGAAAAATTAAATAATCCAAGACAATTAACATCCTTTAAAAAGGTATTACTTGAATATACAAACGCAAGTGATACTGAAAAAGAACGTATAGAAACCTTTCTAAATAAAAGAATACAAGCAGGAGGGTCTGTAAAAAAAGAAACAAAGAACCAAGATTTTCCATCTAGGAGCACACGAAGAGGATTCAGAAGTCAAATTAACGACGTCCTATTTTCTTCAAAGACTCAATACCGTACAACAAGAAAAGCCCGCTCAAAACGAACAAAGTAATTTCTGTGTGAGCATACTCATTATGTTTTGACTCTAGATCTTCTAACTTAGCAAATAATGTATCTATTTTTTTCAACAGAGCCTCTTTATCTTCTCTATTGAAAAATGTACTCTCAGAGGATGCCACATCTTGCCCACCGCCTCCTTGAGGTGGTAAATATTCAAAGAAACTTGTTCTTGCTCCACTGGGTGTTAGAGGTTTCCAAGCATCGTTCACAGAAGGTGTCGTTAACACTGCCTTTCCACTTGCCTTATTCGCTCCCACCGCCCCAAATGTTCCCAGAAAATCTGCTGGTAAGACTTGATATCCTGGATTGTCTGAAAGAGAATTTGTAAAATCAGCATATCCTTCTGACTCAGCAGAATTCCCAAAATAAGAATCTTTTTCTTGACCTATTACATCATTTACTTTTGTTGTTAAAAGATTTTTACTAACAGAATTCATTTCACTAAATCCTTCTCTTTGTTTGGGATTCATAGCTTCGGGTGGAGGAAGAGGTTTCTCAGCTTTTCTGTCTGGATCAGGAGAGTTGTCCCTTTCAATCCCTTTTAAGAAAGCTAGTGCTGGCCCACCACATTTTTCTGCCCTCTTACGTTCCTCCTTTCTAGCAATACGTCCTTGGCGCATTGTTGTATCCGGGAAAGCTTCATCTATAGAACAAAATGGCATCTTCTGCCTCTATACAATCCATATGTTTTGATTACTCTTAAAAGATTCCTAACTCTATAGAAAATGGCCGACAAGGTTATGATCGGTGGTGCTAAGTTTAAATCTACAGTTCTAGAATGGTCCAAACAATCTAATCATCTGTTTACTGCTGTTGCTGCTGCTTCCCTAGTCTTATACAGCCTCTATGCGGAGAAACTTCCATCCGCTTGGAGATGGCAATTATCATCAAGCATTGGAAGATTATTATTACTCCTAGTACTTTATATAGTCTTTATTATTGCTGGGTTTATTCCGGCACTTCTTTTTGCTATAGGCATAGCGATTACATGGGCGAATCGTCCTCTGTACAAACCACCTACTGTTGTACAATCTGATAAACAGTTGTTAGAAGGATTTACTTCAGATATAAAAACAAGCGGGGCATCCTCTCACAAGTGGTTTGTAGAAAAAGTCTTACATGAGAATCCTAGTGCTATTGTTGAAGATAGAGTTGATACACGCCCAGTTCAAAGTGATACTCAATATTCTAATAGCAGGACTAGTCGGTAAAACTATATTTTTACATTAGAAGGACTCACAAATGTCCTGGATAGAATCTCTAACACCATCTACAACTTTAGATCTCAAACTTCGTTTGGCAGCAACTCTTGCTCTTCTCTTATGGAATTTTGCTTTGGCTACTTCCCTAGAAACTCCCTATCCAGATTGGCTTGTAAATGCTTATGCTCTTCCTCTGACTCGTCTTTTTCTATTAACTCTCGTTATACTTTCTTCTATGTGGTGTCCCACTGTTGGAATTATGGCAGCGTTTGCCTATATTTGTCTAGGGGCAGATGTTCTAACTACCACGAAAACAACAGGTGTTTAATCAGATGAGCCTTCCGGCTACGGCAGTTCTTTCACAGGTAGCTGTTGCTAACCCTATAGATATCCTTTTTACTACCATTAACACAAATCCCTATTTCATTGGCCTTATGATGCTTCTCTTAAATTTAGGCGGTCGTTTCTTGTCTTTAGAAATATCGAAAGAACAAGAAAAATTTCTGAGTAAACCCATTGTTAGAAGGTTTTTCTTATTTGCTGTTCTCTTTGTTGCGACTCGTAATATTGTTATTGCTGCTTCTTTGGCGATTTTGGTGATTTTATTCTTAGGATATCTTTTCAATGAAAACTCCGAATTATGTCTGTGGAGATCGTGTACAACTCCCCCAGATCCTCCTCAACCCCAGCAAGAAGGATTTGTGGGTCTAACTCCTGAAGAAGCTATGATTCTAAAACGTCTACAAGATAAACAAATGGCTGCTTCTAAACAAGAGGCTCCTCCTGATACTGAGAAAAAGGTGATTCCACCCTCTACTCAATATAATTCTGTAATTCAATCTATCCGATCTTTTTTAAACATTTAGACTAAATGTTGTACCCGTTGGTGGAGCTGCTTGTCTTCTTTTTCTCCGACCTCCCGTGCCTGTGGCACCCGTGGCCGTACTCATATATTCATCAGCACTTATCACCGATTGTCTTTCTGCTTGCATAGCTCCTGCTACAGCCGGCTGTGTTGGCACTCCCGTTGCCATCGCCTGCATGCCCGCTGTTGCTACTTCTGCTCTTCTGACTTCCTCAAATGTTCTCAATATATCATCAACTCCTGAGGGTCCTTTCATCTCTCTTCTTGCTGTTGCTGGGGCCTCCGCAGCCATGGGGCCTACTGGTCTCACTGGGACTGCCCCAGAAGATCCCATAAAGGCTCCAGCATCACTCATCGGTACAGAGGGTCCTCCGTTTCCTGGATATACAGGCGGTCCTCCCATGCTCTGTGGAGGAACTCCCATCGCTGCTCCCATAAATTGACCGAAGGCTGGACTTGTCTGAGCAGCCGCAGCCGCTGCCATTTGTCTCTGGAGCTGGGGGTTGTTTCTCAAGATGTCATCCATAGATGGCATTTTACTTCTGAAAAAGGTGTTGCTGATGTGTGTAGCAAATCCACTTCCTACCACTGCCATAATCAATCTGAACTCTGGACTTGTCTTTCCCTTGTCCTTGTATTTATCATAGAGCTCTTCAAAGATTTCATCATAATCTTCTACTTTTTCATGGGTTGCTTCAGACCATCCCTCTAGCTTAATGTCAAATGGATCATATTTTCCGTTTAACCACTCTAATCCTGTAATGGCACCCATCAACATTTGTCTCTGGAATTTGATACTGATCTCTAGATTTCTCGCATCCACTAAACGGAAATATTCATCCTTGATCTCTTGTAAGCCATTGTCCATCGTGTATCGCTTGGATACAGGGAACCCTTTTTGCTCTAGTCTCTGAAGCTTGTTCAAGTATTCCGTTTTCTCCTTTTTCTCCTCTGTAGGATCTAAGGCACTACTGCTAAATTGAATGCCTGGTCCAGTGGCAGTCTGAGAATTTCCATATGGACTTGATGCCTCTCTTGTAAAACTCATTGCTGGTGCTGACGTGGAGCCAAAGGAATTCATATCAATTGTTTGTCCCATATCTGAACCCAATGAAATGGGCTCCATTGGCTCTAAAGGGGTCAACTCTATACCTCCTAAATCTCCTCCTCCACCTCCAAAGAAACTTGTCTCCGGAGCCTTGGAAGGAGCAGATGGAGCAAAGGATACTGATCTTCCCTCAGAGGATGGTTGATTCACTGTGATTTTATTTGGGTTTGCCAGTAAAGACATCCCTAAATCATCATTCAAATCTCCTAGTTCTATTACATTGCCAATATCGTCTCCACCTCCAAGAATAACTCTTTCCATTTCTGCTACGCTTACAGCCATTCTTCTTCTTCGCTTATCTAGGGTTTTTAGGCTCTACTACTTTACGCAGGCATCCAAACACATACATAAACAATCCGCCAAATCACTCTTTTTCTGTTGCTTCAAAAACCAATGTTTATCTCGTCCATCCCCCGTGTCCATTTTAATTGTTCCTTCTTCCAATCCTCCCTGTACCTTACGCTCAGACATCTGTTTACGTTCGGAATATCCCTCATCACCTCCTGTAGCACCCTCTGTCTTCCTCCCCGCATGGACTAATCGTATCTTTGGTGGCCCTTCTAGTAAATCTCTTAGCGTGGCAAATAACATCATTTGTATACTCTTCATTACTGGATTCTTGAATACTGGCTGATTTTCTAATAATATTTCATTACATGTGCTAAATAAATCAGAATTCTTTATCACTACTTTTTGTAATCCATCATGTAATTCCTCTAAATCAATCTTTTTCACTTTCGCCGCTGGAGCAATAGGCATACAGTATTTGGTTTGTAAAAATTGGAGTGTAGACTCTTTTGTCTTCAGTTGTTTCTTATCTGCTCCTGCTTTCAATGCTATACTCTTACATACCGCCATTGAAGGGATCTTCTTAATCAAATTTCCACTCAAATCTCTAAATGCTGGTGTTAAAGGTGGACAATGTCTCACACAATATCCTTTTTCTTTCCAATAGGATGCTTTGTGATTACATAAAACACATTTTTTTGATTCTATATCATCTTCAGCAGTTGATCCTGTTATAATATTTTCATTCGCCCATCCTTTTACAGTTCCTTCCTTTTTACTACTCGCATCCATGCAACACCATGCTAAATTCTTAATTCCTATATCAAAAGCTGCTATACGCGGCATCTTTCTTTATTCATCTTTGTTTTCTTTATCCTAAAAAAAACAAAGATTCTATGAATATGTGAAATAGACTGGACTTATCTTCTAAGACTATTTCTTCCTCCTTCGTATTTGGTTGTTAATAAGGGTTCGGCAGGACGCTGTACAGATGCTTTTGAATAAGCAAATGTGCCAAATAACTCTGGAACAGTTTCTTGTCTTTCTACTCCAATACCTCCCTCCACATATCTAGAATATCTACATTTCTCAGCATCACATTGCACCACTGTTTCGGCAGGAACAACTGTACTGGAGTCATAGGCCATTCCTGCTCCAGCTTGATCTGCTACTCTTTGTCTGCTTGTACGTATGATACTTTCAGCATTTGTCTGTAGAAATTTTCTGCTGGCATTTTGGGTGCCTGTAGGAAAATTTTGGGAACAATGATTTCTGTAGTCTGTTCCCAACCGCCCATCAGACATTGGAGCTGCCCATCCTGGATATCTATTGTCTGGCGTCGGGTATGTGTTTTTCTGGGGCACTACTCGCTTCTTTACACTATTCTCTATTAACCATGTAGGTGGCTGATTAAAGAAAAAAGGACTCTGTGCTTCTCTGAATCCGTCTAGATCCATTTACTTATGAACTAGACATTTCTACTGGAAATCCATTCTCTCCAATCTCTACTCCTCCTAATTCTCCTATTTCATCCCTTTTTTCTTGACTTTTCTCCTTCACCTCCTTTAACATATCAATAATCTCCTTCTTTTTCTTATTTTGTACTCCTGTATATCCCTTTTGCTTAGCGAATGATTTCAGTTCAGCTAGACTCATTGCTTCATAATTTATATCAATTGCCGGAACCCCCTTTTCCTCCTTTTCCTCTTTTTCCTCCTCTTCTTCCTCCTCCTCAATGGGAGGAATACTACGCGGCATTGGGATTTCCTTTAACATTTCACTGTATTCTTCGGCATCTACAGATTCAACATCATCATCCGTTAAAGGGACTGGTTCGGAAATTGCTTCAACGGAATCAGGACCCTCTAAACTTGCTTCTGTAGATATCTTGATTTGGAGTAAAAGATTCTCCAGTAATCCTAATCTCTTCTCTGTTTGACTCATTCGGCTGTATAAGTAAAAGGATACTGCTCCAAATATTAATGTTAGTAAAATAGCTATCAGAAGGGAATCATTAACTCCGTTCATTCTTCTTGTCGGACGCAGGACTTTTTATCTTCCTTGTCATCCGCACTACTAGTCCTCCATCCATGCTCCTGTAAGACTAAATCAACACTACTGACTCGGCAAATTCCTTTTTGAATTCCATAGGAAAATAAATATTCATTATTCTTATCTTTCCAAGAAGCTAAACAGACTTTTTGAATTGTATCTGGAGAATCTTCCGCTAATCCATACACATGTGTACTCAGTAAACTTATACAATTTTCCTTTTTCCATAATTCTTCGCAAAATAAACGGCTTGTTCTCTCAGCATCAGGTGGGTTCGTACTGTGAAATAATTCATCATAGATTAAGATTCCAGTGCCCCCCTTTTTCTCCAATACATGTGTGGCAAATTCTACCTCTCGCTCAAACATACTTCTCTTACCTGGTGTATCTCCTAACCGTAAACCATCCGCTATCCATGAAAAATAACTCATTTGTCCTCTCTTCGCATACACTGCTCCATAACAATGAGCAAATTTTATATTTAAAAGTATACCTCTCAAAAAACTGGATTTACCTCCTCTATTCGGACCTGTAACAATTGTATGCCCTTTACATTTAATAGATGATAAAATTCGTTGTTCATACGGTATATTTGGATCTCCAAATTCTTCTAAATATAAAATTGGCTTCGTTGATTTTACAAATTCTACAGGCATCACATCTGGTCTTCTTGCTAATGTATATAAAACCTGGAATCTCTCTATTGCTCTTTTTGTATGATGTAGCCAATATTCATACTCTTGTGTAAACGCAAATGCTTGTCTATTCGTACTTGGGCATAAGTCTATCCATGCTCCAAACCATTTTGGCAAATAGATCTTCCACCGTTTAAGAAGTGTTTTACCAATCTCTTTGATTCCTAATATGGAATTTCCAAATGCTGTACATTCTTTGTCTAATTTCTGAAAATGTCTGGCTTGTTGGATTGGTTGCCATATGGATTGTCCTATTGTAAATAATCCTCCCACATTTGAGACTATCTGTTTTAATAGTATCATTGGATCTAATTTTTCTGTTTCTCCGTTTACCCCTAATCCTTCTGGCACTATACTCTTCCCATTCCAAAGTCTCCATAATATACTCATATATTGATTAAACTCTATTGGTATATTATAAAACATCTTTAATAATAAATATGGCAATAGTAATGTTAATATAGGTAATAATACACTTACGCCAGGAACTATATAGGATTTATAGATAGATAAGAAAAAAAGAGCAAAAGGGATTGAATTCAGAGAGGACCATGGATTTCCTTGAAAAATCACTTGAGAATAACTTTCTTTTTCTACATCTGTAGATTTCCGCAAGAGTGGCTCTAGATCCTGTAGATTCTTCTCATACGTTTGGAATGTCTCTAGCTCAGATTTTTCAACATAGACTTTTTCTTTTAAAGATTTGAAGAGTGCTGCTCTTTCTAGGGCTTGATCTATATGTTTTGGCCATTTTTGGAAACCTTCTTGAAGTTGTTCAAACATATTCTAAAAAAATACAAATGTAAGAATCTCTTTTGTCTTCCGCACTAAATTTGATTTATTTTCATTTAAACCCAGTTTAGTGTTAGTTATAAAGATGGAAGACAATATTTCCCTTGTTCTTTCTATGTTAAATGAAGTGAAAACAGCCCCTGATGTTCTTCTTCGTAAAGTTGATATTCTAAGAAAGGATATGGAACAAACTCAATCATCATCTGGATACCGGAGCTTTGGACTTTCTCAGCAATCATCAGTTTCAGTGCCTATTCAATCAAACAGACCTGCTTCTGCTAATTGCTGGCGTTCTTCTCCATTTTCCAATAAATCTACTTCTACAAACCCTTCTAACTCTATTTATGGGTCTGGTTCTAGTTCTATGAAATATCAGAGTAAATTCGTTAAACAGAGTGAAAGTCTAGATCATAAAATTCTAAATAGTGTTATTGGCAATAAGCTAAATGCTTTTACTCCCATTACGTATAACGATACCCGTGATTTTATCTACCAGATTATTGATAGTGGAGAAACAGAGTTTATTAAGGATTTTGTGGAAAAAGTATTTATGAAAGCTACACTGGAAGAACTCTATTGTAGTCTCTTTGCTCGTCTTATTGCTGAAATTGCTCATAAATATCCTATTATTTATGTTGAAATGCAAAGATATCATAAAGAGTTTCTAAAGGTGTTTGATTCTGTGACAGAGAGTGCTACTAGTCCTGAAACGATCAAACAACGCCAATATCGTCTAGGATATGGACATTTTATTTCTGAACTTGCTGGTCTTAATGCTCTTGATAAAGAACACCTTCTTGCTATGATAACGAAAGTAAAAGATATGATTGTATCTTTCTCAAAGGAAGAAGATAAAGTTCGTTCTGTTGAAGAACTTATTGATTGTCTTATCCGACTCACAAGAAGTCTAAAACAGAAATCTCCTAAATTCTTTGAAGAAAATCGCACTGATATGAAAAATCGTATTCTGAATGATATTCTATCCATGATTGATAAAACGATTCCTCGCCAGAGTCTAAGTTCTAAGGGAAGATTTGGACTTATGGATCTTAGAGATATTCTTATTGAATAAATAGATAAAATGGCAAGAGCTCGTGGTTCTCGTAAAGGATCCAAAGGTCGCCGTGGACTTTTTTCCCGCGTGTATTCTCCCCTCAATCACCTCTTACAAGCGACTCGTAATGTAGGAAAGTCTGTTTTTCGTCGCTCTGGTCGCATCGTAGATGAGAGTCTAGGTGCTGTATCCAACACTGGCAGAACTATCGTAAGCCATGCTAATATGACTGTGAGAAATGTAACTCGTCGCAAGAATCGCAAGAATCGTAAGAATACTCGTAGAAATCGCAAGTAAATTTCAAAAATTGATTTCCGGCAACGCCAGCGTGTATTGATTCAGTAGTCAAAATGCCTTCCAATCCTAGAATGAAAGATCAAAAAAATTCTAAGGAAACCGCTAAACCTAATGATCGCTCTTCTAAGAAATCAAAGATTCCTCAGAAGAAACGTGGGAGTAATAATCATCACGATGATGATGATGTAGATGATCGTGGAAATATTCGTAATCTAATTGATTATGACTATGAAACGTCATCCTCTTGCTCATCTGATGAAAGTATGACTCCTTCTGAAAAGTATGCTCTCAAAAAATATGGCAAACTTCCTAAGAAAGTCAAAGAGTCTCTTCGTGGTCGTCCTCCTAAACGCGAAGCTGCTGTAAAAGCTGAGAAAAAAATCAAAAAGAAACTTGCTAAAGAAGATTCTACTCCTTCTGCTACTTCTGATAGTTCCTTTGCCGATGATGATACTATGGATACTGAGGAAGAAGAGGATGATGGGGAAACTCTAGGATCTCAAGATACTGATGATTCTCATGAGAATGATTCTGATGAAGAGGATGAGGATTATGATGATAATGAATCTATGTCTGAACAAAATGATTCTGGATTCAAAGGCATTTCTATTCTCTTTGGCGGTGAAGCTGCCGATTCTATGATTCCTAAACGTCATAATATGAAAAAAGAATCCGAAGATGTTCGTAAATTTGTAAAACTCATTAGTAAACCTGTTGAAGAAGATACAATTGATGATCAGATTGATCAATTCAAATCTCTAGAGTCTACTAAACAGAAAGCTATGCTTTCTGCTCTAGAAATGCGTTCTGAGTATGTGAAAAAGGAACAACCTCTGATGTTTCGTCTTCTTCAAATGAAACTCTCTCCAGAAACTATGGCCCTTGTCATGAATCGGTATAATGCTCTCAATTCTCTTGATCCTAGTAGTGGTGAGTATTATAAACTTCGCGCTTGGATGGAGAAACTTGTAAGTATTCCTCTTGGTACCTATAAAGAAATCCCTGTTCGTATTGAAGATGGCCCTGAAGCCTGTTCTCCCTTCATGGAAAAAGCAAGAAAGTGTCTAGATGAAGCTATTTATGGACAAGATGATGCTAAACTCCAAATTCAACAGTTTATTGCTAGTAAAATTGCTAATCCTACTGCTAGTGGTCTCTCTCTTCTCCTCATCGGCCCCCCTGGTATTGGTAAAACCTCTCTCATTAAGAATGGTATCGCCAAAGCTCTCGGCTGGCCTTTCCAGTTTATCTCTCTAGGTGGCGATTCTGATGCTACTACGTATACTGGCCATCAATACGTCTATGAAGGAAGCCATTGTGGTAAAATTGCTAACTCTCTTGCTCAGTCTAAATCTATGTCTATGGTTCTCATGTTTGATGAACTGGATAAAGTAAGCTCTACTCCTAAAGGTGAAGAAGTCCAAAATCTTCTCGTTCATCTGACGGATCCTACTCAAAATATGGATTTTGAAGATAAATATCTAAGTGGTATTCCTCTTGATCTAAGTCGTGCTATGTTCGTGTTTAGCGGGAATGATATTCATAAGATTGATAGAATTCTTCTGGATCGTATGATTGTTGTTCATCTCAATGGATATGATCGTAAAGATAAAGTGGAAATTGCTGAGAAATATCTCATGCCTGCTGCCCTACGTGAAGTCAATCTTGCTGAACGTGTAGCCTTCTCTCGCGAGGTTCTCAATCATATTCTAGATGAATATGCACATGAAGAAACTGGTGTTCGTGAGCTAAAGAGATGTATTGAACAAATTGCTCAACGCATCAATATGCTTCGTATGTTTAATGTAAAAGAACTTCCTTTCCATATTCCTGGGTTTTCTCTCCCCTTTGTCCTCAAGAAAGAACACGTTGATCTCTTCCTCAAGAAAAAAGAATCTACGAAAGATAAAGTTCCCTATGGGATGTATACGTAATTTATTCTAGATTTTCTGAGTTAAAGACTTATGTCTCTTTGGCTAAAACAAAATCAATATCCTTTTTTCGTTGTGTTCCTTTAACAATTTGTATCTTAGGTTCCTCTTTTTTGACTAAACATTCTCTCAAATGTATAGAATCTTCTAATGTTTTAGTTGGTTCTTTATATATTAACATTGTATCCATAGCTCTTCTTTGTTCTAGTAATTTCGCGAAGTCCTTATTCACTCCCTGTGTATCCTCGTGTATTGGCGTTGGTTGATTCCCCCCACATCTTCCTCCTACTCTATACTTTAACATCTGACACTTTGACATTCTAATTCTTAGATAGCATTAGAATGTCAAATCTTTTGACACGTGCTTCTCCTCTTTTCTTAATAGCATTTATATTCATATTTACTCTTTTTATACTCTACTATGTTTTCCCCTCTTACATTCATATCCCTTCTAGTGAAGCATTTGCTGTTGCTCCTACCCGGGCTAGTGATTGTAGATGTCTTCCTGGGTATATCCCCTCTAACTCTGTCTCTTCTTCCTATGGCGGGGAATTTCAACATTTTAACGGTACTATTGCTTTTGTCCCCTTTCGCTCTAATCAAAAACATTGGGTTCCTCAATGCTCTATGTGCGGAATTAATGTCTGTACTCCATCTGTATTTAAAAATGTGAATTCTGCTACTTGGAATAAAACTTCTTTTGGTGCTCAATATACATGTAGTATTCTAAAGCAAGCACAAGAAAAAGCGAATACTCAGTCTACTTTCTTTTGCCAAAGCTCTTCTGATACTTCCAAAACTATGTCTTGTTATTAATTAGATTTCAATGGATACCTCTTACATAAAGAAACTTCTTTTCAAAATTGCTATGATTCTGATTCTGATAGGATCTCTGAATTGGTTCTCTGTTGGTGTGTTTCAATACAATATTGTTGAAAAACTACTCGGATTCAGATCTCCCGCGAGTAGAGCTATTTATATTGTTGTTGGTATTTGTGCCCTTTCTATACTTTTTGATAGGGATACATATTTACCTTTCTTAGGTGAAACTGTAATGCCTTGTGCTTTTATTCCCGAACAAATCCCTGAAAATGCTGATACTCAAGTTGAAGTTCATGTAGAACCAAATGTAAAAGTTCTGTATTGGGCCGCCGAACCTTCCACTGAAGGCCTCAAATCATTAAAGGATTGGAGAGGTGCTTATATGAAATACATGAATGTTGGAGTTGTGAAATCTAATGAAGATGGTATAGCAACCCTCTTAGTTAGACGCCCCCAACCGTATTCTGTTCCTTGGAAAGGAAGATTAGAACCCCACATCCATTTCCGTGTATGCTCTGAAAATGGATTGATGAGTAGAATAAAAACTGTGTATGTTTCCGATGGTCGTGTGGAAGGATTCCAATATATGTAATTCGCTACTTTCCTGGAAACCTGCCGAAAAGTAGCTTTAGTTCGCTACTTTCCTATACATAACAATATAAGTACTCTCATCAAGATTAGGTTTCTCTAGTTTCATTGCTGCTTCATCATCATATCTTGACCACTCTCCTGATACAGGATGTTTGGCTTGACTCGTATAATGTCCCCCACCTGCTGATCCATGATGATGGATTGTAGAAAAGAGTTCATACTCTACATTTCTACTAGGTTCTTCTGAAAGAGGGTGAAAGAGATCATTAAAAGAAAGTGTTAGAGGAATTTCTACTTGTGTATTAATCCTTCTGCCACTGTTTTCATTTCGTTTCAGAACTACAATGACCCAGTTTCCTAGACGCCAGACTCTATGTTCCACTTTTACATTCCCCTTTTTCTTACATCCTTCACATGTATAATCCTCTAGTTCCTCTTTCATTTCCTTTTTCATTAGATCTAGAATATGTACAGGGCCATCTTGGCTTTTAGGCACAGAGACTTTCATCATGTTTAATGTCTCCCAACTTATACTTTCCTTTTTACATTCCTCACACTGTATACATTTTTGATTCAGCGTGAAGACTAGTTCTACAAGAGGTGAATAACTTTTCTCAAAGGAACTCTTCCAAAATTGGAGAGCATCTTTTACAAGTGGCTTCGTTGAATCCACTTTAATCACCATGTTTACTTGTTCTGAAAGAGCTTCGTGAAATTGATCAAGAAGAAACACTAGAAATTCATGGGCATCATGGGCAACAGGCATCCGAAAATGATCCACTCCTGCTACAATTGCTGCCGGCACCATATATCCCCAGAATTCTCTTGTCTTTTCTGTACCGCCTTCTCCTGTCCACATTTTTTTAATGAGTTCCACATATTTCTCTAGAAGTCTCGTTTTTTCATTTGACTGTTTCCGTGAAAGTATATCCAGATGTTTCTCTTGTAGTAGATACAGTGTAAAATCTACTTGGTGACGTACTGCTTGAAGAGTGGCATTCCCATAACACGTGTTTCCGATGTTGGTTAAACCAACTAGACCCTTCTTGTCTGTCATTTGTATAAATGCTTCCATTTCCTTCTAAGCGTTCACTTCATTCAATTTTTAACCTCACAAATCTCAGAGTAAAAATGCCTTATGAACACGTGTATGGTGTTCCTCTTCTTGATGATCTCCATAACTACTTTCCTGCTCTTCTCTATGATCATGGTAGATTTCTCAATTTAACACATGTATTTCATTATATTCGCACGCAAATGTCTACTCGTTTTAATTTATATTCCTATGGAGCTTCTCAGTTTCAAAATTCTCAACAATCCTCTCCATTTCCTTCTTCTGGTGTAAGAGGTGTTCATCCCAATTCTTTCTCTTTTCCTACTCAACATCCTACTACGTCTTGGTTTCCCTCCAATCCTATTCCAGCAGCATCTTCTTTTGCCTCTCAAAGAGATTCTGATATGCCAAATATTAGTATACGGCCTCTCTATAGTGAACCCGAAGAAAACATAGCAACTACAAATCTTTTACTCAGTCTTCTTGGGATAGGGTCTGGTATAATTCCTCTTCCTCCCATTCGCAGACAGACTGCCACGAATCCTTGGACTCCTGTACTTGTTCGTCCATCTCCAGAAATTTTATCGTCTAACACTCAACTCCTCATGGGTTCTGCTGCTCCTCCTAATTCCTCTTGCTCTATATGCCAAGACTCTATAACTCCAAGCGATTCTTGTAGAAAATTAACTCCTTGCTCTCATATCTATCATAGAATCTGTATTGATCAATGGTTTGAAAGAAGTGTTCATTGCCCTACTTGTAGACATGATATTCGTGTTTCTCCAACTCCTCCCAATTCTTCAGAATCTTCAGAATCTTCTCAACAACCCTCTTCTTAAATTTCTTTTTTTCTAAACATCATAAAAAATTTAAAATTTCTTATGATGTTTCTTTTTTCTTTTCTTTATCTATTTTCCTTTGTTTTATCTATTTTCCTTTACCATTTATACAGCGAGAGAATCCAGACTGCCCAGCTCGCGAATCTCCATTCCATAATATCCACAAATATCCTCCATCATCGTTGTCTCCTCTTGTAGCAGCAGATTAATAGTAGTTCCCTTACGCCCATATCGTCCAGCACGACCAATACGGTGAACGTAGTTCTCACGGTTCGTAGGAAGCTCGTAATTAATCACAAGACTCAGCTGCTGTACATCAATGCCACGAGCAATAATATCAGTAGCAACCATCACACGAGTATTTCCATTCTTAAAATCAATCATACGACGACGACGTTCAGGCTTCTCTAGATCTCCATGAATACAAGAAACAGGAAATCCTGCTGCCCGCATCTTCTCACTAATCATCTCTGCCTTCTGTTTCTTGTTGCAGAAAATCACTGCCTGAGTGATATTTAGATTCTTGTATAGATCACAGATACACTCAAACTTGAAATCTTCACGCTCTAGAGGAATATAGAATTGTTGAATACCCTCTAGACGTACAGCACTAGGAGGAATTAGAATCTTTACAGGGTTCTGTAGAATTTTATCAGCTACCTCCACTACCTGAGGAAGCATAGTGGCAGAAAACAGCGCTACCTTCGTAGTGCCAGGAAATCCCTTGCTCAGAATAGACATTACCTGCTTGTAAAAGAGATCCTCTAACATCTGATCTGCTTCATCCATAATTAGCCACTGAATAGCATCAAGAGAAAGAGCGCCACGGTTAATTAGATCATAGACTCGCCCTGGAGTTCCAGCAATAAAATGTACACCGCCTTCTAGTACTTTCATATCATCTTTTACTTGAGTTCCTCCTACAGCGAGAAGAGTTTTAATCTTCATTTGAGATCCAATAGCAAGTGCTACATTGTGAATCTGCTCTGCTAGCTCATGAGTGTGTACAAGAATTAGTACTTGAGGTTTCTTGATTTCTGTTTTAACGTGAGTTAGAGATCCAATTACAAAGGTTCCTGTTTTACCCGTACCAGATTGTGCTTGTGCTAGAATGTCTCGTCCTTCTACCATAGGTACAATTGCTTTCTGCTGAATTTTACTGGGCTTCTCAAACCCATAGGAATAAATACCTCGTAGTAGACTCTCTGGTAGATTCATCTCATCAAAGGTCTCGGTCTCCTTGACATCCGCAGTTTCAACTAGGTTTTCAAATCTTTCTGACTCCATTCTTATGTGTAAATTTACTATGAACTTAAGCCTTAGTCCTACGCAATCAATTTTTAACCGGCCTGTTTAAAAATTGATTTCATTCACCCGCTTAATACCTTTTACTAGTACTACTTAACAGAATGGCTGATGATGCTGATCTTGCTTTTGCCGATGGTGCCGATGAAGATAATCTAAATGATGAAGATGCCTCTCTAGAAGGCGCTGATGCTGAAATTGAAGATTCTAAGAAAGATGATCCTTTCTATTCCCTTCTAAAACACCATCCTGAATGTGTTCTTGATTATGCTGAAACAATCGCTTCTAAACTCCCTCTAACATCTGCTCCTTCCTTTGATAAAGATCCTAATCATCGCTCTCCTCCTTTTCTTACTCAATATGAAAAAACAAAGATTCTTGGCATGAGAGCCAATCAACTCAGTCAAGGTGCCCGCCCGTATATTAAAGTGCCCGAGTATGTAACAGGTGTTTCTGAAATTGCTCGTATGGAACTTGAACAACGCCGCCTTCCTTTCATTGTAAAACGCCCCATGCCCAATGGCTCCTACGAATATTGGAGACTTTCCGATCTACTCATCCTTTGATGCTCTTCCTAATATATTCCTTTTACTAAATTCTATATTATCAGCAATATTATATTTCTTTGTTTTTTCTAATCCTGATAATATTGTTCCTATATATTTATTTTTATTTGTATATGATATTATACATAATATAAATTCTATAGTATTGTGTAAAAGTACTATATCACCTTCTTCTATTCTTTCTTGTATTTCTTCATCCGCCTCTACTAACATCTTTAGCTTCATTGGAGTATTTTTCTAATTTTCCAATAAAGCTATTTCCTTATGCCATTTAATAGTCTAATAGTATTTAAAAAATACGTATATATGTATCTGGTTCTTCTATGCCAAAGGCTTCGTACCATTCCTTGAATTGTCTAACAACTACATTTACCCGTGTAGGTGCTGGGGAATGTCTATCTATTTCTATTCTTTCTTCTAATTTTTTATCCTTGTACTTTGTTCTCCATGAGATAGCATACGCTATAAAAAATTCTCTATAGTATCTCTTTTTCTCTTCCTCGTCTACTATATTCTTTTTCTCTAGATATTCCTTCAACGCATGGAGTGCTATTCCTACTCCTCCTAAATCTGCTATGTTCTCACTCAATGTCTTTTTTCCATTTATATTCTTCCCCACAATCTCTTCCTTGTTATAGATTTGTATTAATTCTTTTGTTTTCTTGGAATACGCTACTTTGTCTCGGCGATACCACCAATTCTTTTTCTCTCCCTTTGAATTGTATTCTTTTCCATCCTCATCAAACGCATGACACATCTCATGCCCTATTATACTTCCTAGTGCCCCATAATTCCATGCTATAGTATTATCACTCTTTGTTCTTTTGTAAAAGGGTTCTACTATTGTGCCAAATGGTATCATTATTTCATTATTCTCATTGAAATAATAGGCATTTACTCTATAAAGTCCTTCCTCCCAAAATGTATATTCTCTTCCTACTCTTTCTATCATCTGTTCATTTAATTTTGCCCCAAGCAAATATATATTCTTTAATAAATTTTTAGAATCTAATTCAAAGACTTCATATGTTGCCCATTTCTTTGGACGCACCAATTCTTTTCTCATCGCATTTATTTTTTCTTTTGCTTTTTCTTTTGTCTTTTCACACATCCATTCTACATTGTCAATACTCTTATTTGCCCCTTGTATCAATGTCTCCGTAAAGTCCTGTATTTCATTCACTAAACTTTCATCCCCATATTTGTCCCAGAATAATTTAGAAAAAATATCATTACAATAATCATACACCACTGATAAAAAGAGTTCATTTTGAGGCATTTTTATTCTTTGACCAAAACTAAAAAATCTATTGTCATATTCATCAAATGGTGGAGGTAAATATCGTAATGCTGAAAATATATATGCTCTTGCTAATAATAATCTCCAGATTTCTACTGGAATCTCTTTTAAGAATCTTCCAAGTTTTCTTAACCATTGAGGACTTCTATAATAAAAAATATGAGTCTTCCAGCTTTTTATTCCGTGTCCTGTGAAAAAAAGTTCCCAGTCTATTCCTGGAAACTTTTTTACTAATCCATTTCCCGTTGTTCGTGTTGGAGTTTCTCTATATGTTTCCTCTAACTTTATCACTAAATCTTTCTCCGTTTCTAAACACTTTTCTAAATGCTCTACTCCTAACTCTTTGCCCAAAGTTTTGAGTAACTCTCTATACTCTTTTAATTTGTCTCTCCTAAAATACCAAGAGGTTGGTAAACTTGATAAATTTCCTTCTATACATAACTGTACTTTCTCATCTCTATCTATCGTATAGCCAATCTGTAAAATACTCTGTAATTTATAAGAACTTAATTCTGTAAATCTTTTAAGAATATCTTGTGGTGTCTCTACACATGATATCTTTTTAATCATATCTTTTAAAAAATCTATACTTCTGGGCTGACTCGCGCTGTGTAAACAACTCTCCGCTAAAGTTCTTAAAAAAATTCGCACTGGATCCTTTGAATCTTTATCATTCTTAATCTCTGTCAGTAACTCTTTTGATCTTTTATTAATACATTCTTCCACTTCCTCACTCACACCAAAATCTGAGTCGTGAAGTGGAATCGTTGCCTTTTTTATCCAAGATTCATTTACATAGGTGTAAAAATCCCTTTTACCTTGAGTAAACGTCTCGTCTTCTAATGTCTTAGACTTCTTGGATGAAAAGTTCAAAACAGGTGCTTGAGCAACTATAGAGCATGTAAGCCTGTTTTCCATATGGCTCCTCTTTACTTTTCTTGTCTTTCTTTTTATCATCATCTATTTTACGACAGAATTCTGTCCAGCATCTTCTTATACGCGGATATGTTCGCTTTATTTTTCTATTTTCTTGTGATGCTGTAAGCATCTCTTCATTATCATTAGACAAAAAATATATTTTGTTTTTAACTGCCGGGTTTACTGTGTCCATCTCTTACCACAATTCAGACAATGAATAAAGATAGTCATTGGTTCATCCGCTGAACGCGTCTGTAGTTCATAATAGGTACATTTACGCATCTTACAACCATTACACATCCATTTATCCGTAGCTCTGGAGAAATCTCCCTCCAGCTGGATTCTCTCTTTCTTTGCTTGCCTATCTACCATCTGTTGCCAGACCTCTGGGTATAATTCATAATAATTAAAATTTACTAGCTGCTCTAGTGTAATTTCTCCTTCTTTATATCTTTGATATAATCCTTTATTGCCAATATATGAGTTAGGCATCATATTTCCAATAATCCTTCTTGCTACAGCAAAATATACATCTCTAAATCCTTCATTTGTCCATACTTTACGAATATCATTCTTATCTGCTGTTTCTAGTGATTTCTTATATATATGAGATTCTAGTTCTATATTTTTACTCTCTACAATATCTTTCAGAACATCAATAATTTTTTTACGATACGTACTATCTTTATAAGAATCCTCCTCTTTGATCTCTGGTCCCTCTTGAACTACTTGCTGTAATGCTTTCTTTGCCTTACTTATTTTTACAACAGGTTGTTCTATTACTTCTTCCTCTTCACTCTCACTCTTGTATGTATCTACATCATCTTCTTCATCTTCATTTGCCTCCTCTTCTACAACCTCCTCTATTGCGGGTGCTTCCTCGGCATCTACACTCGTTATATCTTCTTCCTCATCACTGTCTTCGCCCTCTAGTTTTGCTGTGTAAAAGGTTTCATATTCTGATGTCTTTAGAGAAATAGGTGTTGTATAGGTATTCTCTTGCTGAGAAGAAATCACTAGAATGTCTCCGTAAAATGTAATTCCTTCCAGTGGAGGCGGCAGATGATGCTGGTTTTCTGACTCTGATTTTCCTTCCAGATATCCAAAGAGTGTAAATGCTTTGCCCTTCCATACATATCGTCCTAGAAGTGATGGCTGATCCTTCTTCTTAAGAATACTCGCGATGGCATCTCCTGTAGTACCCTTTAACTTTGCCTGCTTGATCTCACCCTTCTGAGTAAGAATAACTGCTTGAATATCTGCTGCTTTTTGTGCCATCTGTATTTGCTAACTTCTAACACTTTATACAACTTTCAATTTTAGTCCAGTGGTCCTGGACTAAAATAGTTGATTTTCTAGAATAGAGAAAATACTACAATTTTAGTCCAGTCGTCCTGGACTAAAATAGTTGATTTTCTAGCATAGAGAAAATACTACAATTTTAGCCCTGATTTTAATTGTATGTGTATGTAAAAGATAAATCTATAGTATTTTTATCATAAATTCTATAGAGTTTTCTTAGATTACAGATTTTTCTTCGCAAATAAATCTGGAGAGTTTTTCTAAAGTCCAAACCTTGGCAGCAAATCTGCCTTCCCTTTTCCCCTTAGATTTTTCCCAGACATTTCAAATCCTAGACAATTCTGAGGGTTAGAAAAAGGATAACACCTAAAACTCTAGAATAGTAATTAGGAAGGCAATATGTATTCAAGAATATGGTCTCCTAAATCTGAATCTGCTCAATCTAGTGCTTCTTTTACTCCTTGGGTACTCTGGGATTTTGGGGATGAACAATGGGAACTTCGTGGAAGTTTATTTAGACATTTTAAGATTTGTTCTCGGAAGAAGGAGGGGCAGCAGATTCTGGAGACTGTACAACTACTTGACGAAGTTCCAGTTCCACTCGGTCTTTGCTCTCGGCAAGTTGTTGGATCACACTGGTCTTTGAAAGAGGAACTCCTTTCTCCAAAACCCCACTCTTCTTCACACACCCAAACAAAAATGATAAACACCCCTCTGCCTTTGCCTTCTGTAAAAGAATCTTCCCACGGGAAGCGGCAACAAGAAGAGTTAGAGTCACAGGCAACACAGTCAACACAGTCTTCTTACACTCCTCCAAATGAGCTATGGTCTTCTCTTTCTCAGTGGATTCCGTCTCACGCCCTTTTTCAACCTTCACTGCATCATCTAGCATCTTTAGAATTGTCTGACTTACCAGTTCAGCCTTCTCCTTCCCAGACAGTCCAGAAAGCTTATTCGCACTCTGGGCAAGCTCCGCCCCGAGCAAAAGGACTAAATCCACAGTCCAAGCCTTATCTCCCAAAAACTTCTTCCCATATGTTTCAAGCAAATCGGCCATTGTTCGTTCTATAAGAAGCCCTATATTTTTAGCGCTGAATATTATGTAAGCAAATTAAGATCTTTCATCAGATGAACACCCGCATTCTTTTTGCTGTGGCTATAACCGTCCTCCTATATGGAATTTGGTCTTGGTGGTCCGTTCGGAGTGAAGAAGGATTTGCTCCTTTTGATATCAATAGTCAATCCTATCTTACTCAAGAAGTTGAAGAAGCTCCTATAGTTGCTATCCGCAAACAATTGGCCGCCGCCGGTCCCAATTCTCCCTCCGTTGCTCCTCCTTCTCCTTCTCCTCCTGTAGTCTTACCCGAAGAATCTCCCTACGATCCTCAGTCTTCTTCTTATGAAACTGCTGATCATCCCGAACGTCTAAGACATCCCGAACGTCTCTATGGGCCTGGACTCGTGAATGACGAAACTCAAACCGCTGTAGATTCCGGCGTTGCTGGTCAAGCCGCTTCCATTACAAACCAAAACCTTTCTCAATTTGGCCCCGAATTTGCTCAAAATGGTGGATTCTTTCTTGATAATGGCGTGATAGCAAATGACTCCTCCGTTTCTTCCTCTTACTCCTCTGTGTAATATTCTTACTTATTCTTATATATAATACTATATATTAATTATTAATTATATACTATATACTATTATAACTTACTATATTTATTTATTATAATAAATGTGTATAGTGTAGTAAATTTGAATTTCGTCTATCGGCCTAAGTGCGATGTAGTACTTATTAGTAGTCATGGATCAGCCCAGTATTCGTTCTAGCCATTCTAAAGGCTCACAATGTAAACTTCGTAGAATTGACCAAACTCTCCAGGAAACGACACAACGATTCGTGGAGAGTCTGAGTAAAGACATTCGTATTAGTCAACATGCAGATCCCGAGTATGCTTCTAAAAAACTAGAATCTGATACTTGGTACTGGCTGACTCCTGTTGATAATGGTCGCCCTGGATATCTCATCTTTCTTCCTAATCAACCTGCTATCTGGATTGATGAACTTCTAAAACATTCCTACTCTATCCCTATTCGTGTATCTCCTTCTATTTATCAGCAAAAAACTGTTCTTATTGCTTCTCTTGATCGTCAAGATTCACTTCTACGAATTGAAGATGCGTGGCTAGTCGCTGGTGAATTTCTTCGCTCTAAATCTTTCTCCAAACGCTGGGAAAAAGTAAATACCTTCTTTCATTCTCATTTTAAATCTGATCCTCTCCTTCAACAAGGACTTCGTATTGAAATGGCTTCTCATTATCCTCTAGCTGAACTCTCTACTCTCATATCCTCTCTAAATTCTCCATCATGTCTCTTTGCCCAATCAGAAACTGCTTCCCGTCGTCTTCGTATCCCTCTAACGCCCCCTACTGAACGTATTCCATCTCGCCCTCCACCTCAACATTCTAAATTTGTTTCTACTCCTAAGTCTTCCCCTCCTCTCCTTCCTTCTCCTGTTGCTCCGCTCACATCTGTTGCTTCGCTTACATCTGTTGCTCCGCTTACATCTCAATCTATCCCTTCTGATTATGCTAACCTCATACCACACGATGTATTTCCCGATACTTATTTTATTGTTATTGAAAATGTGAAAAAAGGATATGCTGCTGTACAAGATCTTGATCTAAGTCTGTGTCTGCGGAAACGTGTTGAACAGAAACTTCCTCTACATGCTAAAGTGGAATGGAATTCTGAATTTAATATGTACGAAATTTGTAGCCTTCTTACAGAAGATAAATGAAAACTTCCAGAAAGTCTCGCTGCAAAAGAAATCAGGCCGGTGGTGGTTTAGGGGGTGTCGTTCAATTCACTCCTGGTTCCCCTCTCATCAATAATGATCTCTCCTGGAAAGCTGGGTCTAGTTGTCTCGCTGAACAACGCTTCGGTTTTTTACCCAACGGCTATACCGGCCCCAAAGGTCTTCCTGGTATGAGTGGTGGCAGAAGAAGAAAAAGTAAAAGTAAGAGTAAACGCTCTAAACGTGTGCAAAAAGGCGGTCGCTATGCTATGGGTGAATTTGATGGTGTAGGTATGGGTACTCCTTATAGCTCCGGCCTTGGTCCTATTGTCCCTATTACAGGGGATTGCTCACGTTCTTCTATTCCTGACAGTGGTGCCGCGGGCACTCTCAATGTTCGTGGCGGACCTTTATGGGATGGCCCCGTGGCTCCTAGAGGTATGATCGGCGGTGGTTCTCCTACTTCTGCCAGCCCCAGCGAAATTGTACCTACTGCTCGCTACTCTGATCTTGCTGACCCTGCTGGCATCACTACCTCCGCTGGGACGAAACTCATGATTCATACCCCTCTAAATGCTGCCCAAATGAATCCTGCTTGTCTAAAGACTGGCGGTGCTCGTCGCACTAAAAGTAGACGTGGCACTAAAAAACATCGCAAATCTCGTAAAGGAACCAAAGGACGCAAACATTAATCATCTGTTATCATACATCCCCCTGTAAATTCTTCTTTTGGCTCCCTTGTTTCCTTTTTCTCTTCCTTCTTTTTCTCCCCCTCTATCTGATATTTACATTTTTTATAATATATCCTTCTTCTGTTCCACTGATTCTGATAGAAATCGTGTGAATCTACTATATCTACTATAAGTGGATCTACATCTCTATCCTTTTTCTGTACTCGCAATATTCTTCCTGTACTTTGTTCTATCTTTTTTCTTGGGGATGCCATTATCATTGTATTCAATGACTTAATATTCATCGCCTCACTCGCCATTTGGTATGTTGCTAATAATACTTTTGCTCTTCTTGCTCCTTCCTCTCGTTCCTCTGTCTTCATTCCTCCTATGTAATAGGCAAATTCTGTTCCTTTCGGCAAACCCGTCTCTATCCTCTCTAAATGTGACTTCCTCTCGCTTAATACTAATATTTTTCTCTTGTCCTCTTTTAATAAATCGTCTACTATCTTATCTATCATACTATTTCTCTCCTCGCACTCAACGATCTGTGTCATCAATCTTGCTAAGACTGTCTCCCCACGATAATCTGTTGGCACTTTAGTATACTCTTCATCATCTGTGTCAAAGTTCACTCTTCTTACTATCACGTCTGGATCTGGCTCTCGCGTCTTCTCCCAATAGACTGGCTTCCCTAAAAACCACTCAAAGACCTTTGTTAATCCATCATCTCTTGTTGGTGTCGCTGATAATCCCAACATATGCTTTGGCTGTATCTTTAAAAGTGCTTTGGAAAAGTGTGCTGCCCCCAAATGATGACACTCGTCAAATATAGCAAATCCAAATTCTCTAAATTCTGTCTCTTTGAAGTCTCTCTGGACTAATGTCTGGATCATTGCTATTGTACAATCATAGGTTATACTTTCTTCCTTTGGTGAAACATCTATATTTGCCTCCTTTAATCGTGTAAGAAGTTCGTCTCTGGATCCTCCTACTTTTAATTTTGCTTCTCGTGCCTTTTCCTTTAATTCTGGAATTGTTAATGGCTTGGATACTAAGATCTCTGTTCCTATTTGCTTCTTGTCTCCCTGCAAAATTCCTATCCGAATTCCTGGTAGTAAACTTTTTAACTCTTCCGACCATTGCTGGAGTAGAAACTCTTTGTCTACCACTACCATAAATTTCTTTCCCAATTTCCTCGCACAATGAATTGCCATAAATGTCTTCCCTCGCCCACAAGGTACACAGATTAATCCATTCCCTCCAGCCCCTATAAATGTATTCACGATATCCTCTTGATACTCATAGGGTGTTCCTATAAATTGTAAATCCTCTCGTATATCTTCACCATCTGTTAAAATATTCATTTCTGGTTCTCCATATTTCTCTTGACCCCACATTCGTGGTATATAAAATCTTGTTTTACTCTCCATAAAGACTGTAAAAGGATCCCCTACATCCCCAAATTTCATATTTGCCTTCGGTGCTACTGTTAAACTCTTTCGTAATTCATCTGTCTCCTCCTTCGTCAAACTATCTTTCCGTAAGGCATATCCTAAATGTGTTAATACCTTTTTTGCTTCTTGTATTGTTGTCATTTTGACTTCCTTCTAATAAAGGAAATCTAAATCACTTTTTAACTAGTAACGCTAGTTAAAAAGAGTTACGGTATCTTTTGATATAGTTAACACTTTTTAACTAGTAACGCTAGTTAAAAAGAGTTACGGTATCTTTTGATATAGTTAACACTTTTTAACTAGTACCGCTAGTTAAAAAGTGTTACGGTATCTTTTGATATAGTTAACACTTTTTAACTAGTAATAGAAACACTTTTATATGTAGTATCTTAGTAAAATGGATACTCTTACTCTTGTACCCATACTTATCATAGTTATTTCTCCCATTCTTTCTCAAGCATCATTTATTCTTCTCAAAAATCCTCTCATCAGATTACTAGCACTTGTATCCATACTTCTTGCTATTCGTCGTGACCCTATGTTTGGACTTTTAACTCTTCTTGCTGTATTTTCTCTCTTTGTGGAAAGAAATCACTTCATTCTAACAAATTTACCTGGTATACCCTCAACACATGTCCCCGCTGATTCTCCTGGTAAACCCATCAAAGCTACTCCTCATACACCCATCCCTCTTGTTGAATCCTCTCATACCGATTCCCCTTTAGATAAAGAATCTGAGTTTGAATCTGCTGAAGACCTTTCTGATAATAATCCCAATCTACACGAAGGACCTTCTACAGAAGAAGCTCCCGTCTTTTTTGAATCTAGGGGTCTCGCTTAGACTTCACAACATGTATACAGTTTCCCTGCTATAGGATTCCCCACACAGCCTCCTGCTTCATAGTTACAGACTCCATCTGTGAAATAATAATTATCTGTTCCCAGTTCATTCGCACAATAGTTACACATCCATTCACATCCTGTCCCTGTTCCCACCGTAAATTGGATGCATTCACTTGTCTGTATACTATTTGATTGTATACTTGTTATTATACTTAATAATCCTACTATATATTTAATCATTCTATAGTATTTAGTAAATCAAATCTTTAGATTCATTTTACTAAATATCTCTCCCATCGTTTACACAACTTGATAGACATACTTATAAATTCCTGGAACTGGATCTCTTCCAAAAAATCCATTCGTTGCTGTAAACCATCCTGAAACTTTCTTTGTTACAAACTTCCCATTTGCCCCGTATTGTACGGTGGAATTTGGTGGTACATAGATTCTTTGACCTTCTCCTCCAACCTTTTTCAATACTGGCGCAGGTGGCGGCGGTGGTGCTGGCGGTGGCATTGCTGGCTTTTCTACTCCCGTTAATGTGGCATACTTCAAATCTTCAAACCTTAATGTCTTATCCACATAATATCGTTTTGCTACTGAACATACTCCTAGTTTCGTTGTTGGTTCCATCCGTATAAAATTTGTCTTCCAGTTTCCATTATTTGTATTCATCATAAATCTATCATATGTCTCATCTGTAGTACACATTCCATTTCTATGTACACATTCTATTACAGCCGGCCCATTACCTCTTTGACTTATTCTTTTTTCTACTGGTACAGCCGAATTGGGAAAACATATAGTTTTTTCTAACAATTTTTGATTTGTACAACTATCTGCTCTTCCTTCATCGTCCTTTTTAGAAGTATATAATTTACAGAATTTTACTCCTGGCAATGGTCCACTCCCATCTTGTTTTCTTCTCCCTTGAGCACATCCTTTTTCTCCTGTTCTGTCATTTTCATAATAACTTGGCATTGATGTAGGACATCTATCTCTTCCTCGTTCTTCTAAGATCGCGGCGTAATATCTTCCACAGGTTGGATACTTTCCCTGATCCTTTGTTAAAGAACATACCTCCTTTCCTTGACATTTTCCATTTACGACTTCCCCCTCACAACATACGGTATTTCCTATGTCATCCACAAATGATGTTGTCTTTGCCGGGCAACTCGTTAGTACAATATCATCTGTCTGTACATCGGTAAATCCTTCCTCAGAAGATAATGGTTTCTTCATTGTAAATGCTTCATATACCTTTTTACTCTGGACTCCCATAACCAAAAAAAGTAGTGTAAAAAGTATTATGACTATCCAACTGAGACCTAGCCTCATTCTATCTATTCCCCACTTTTATCCAGTTGCGATTCCAGCTACCACCGCTGTCGGCGCCCCCATCGGCGAATAGGATTTTCCTGTTAAAAAATATACTATTATTGCTATGATTATACATATCATTATTGTTAATATTACTCCAAATAGTATCCAAAACATAACTCTTTGTTCATTCTCTTTTTGTTTTTTTGCTAATTCTGCTGCTAAAGATGGATCTATATCTGTGTCCTCTTCAGTAGGATTTCTTACTCTTTTTATATCCAATGGCTTATTCGTATTTTCATCTATAACTATATTTCCATCTTGGTCCACTTGATTTACTAAATCTATTGGATAACATTTGATATTCTGTAAAGCTCTTTCTCCAGGTGCTGTGACTATCTGTTTCTTTATTTGGGTCCCTGCTATTTGCCTTGATGTTACTGAGTAATAGGTTGGATTTATACTATTCTGTGTATTTTGAGATGAAAAATAATTTGTTGTTGATACTGATTTTGTATCTACGCTATTCACACGATAAAATCTTCCTCTAAACATAAAATTTATGATCTCATCAAACGTTTTCTTTAGTATTGTTGTTGTAGATGCTCTATCTTCATTAGGAAGAGTACTTAATGTATTCATTAAGGGATTACTTGTAAACCATGATGGTAATTCTGCTCTATTTATTTTTAAAGCATTCTCAAATAAACATAATGTATATCTTACACTTGAATTATTACTATTTACATTTAAACAATACTCTAATGTTAAAAATTTTACTTTGTTTCCCTCTCCTTCTCTAAAATTTAAGAGTTCGTTTGCTGTCATGCCCAATGGAATGCCTCCTCTAGTAGGTCTATTCCGATATAGCCAATATTTCAAATAGTCATTCTCATTTATATTAGTATCTTGTATACTTAATGGTATACAAATATGAAATATACTTCCTGTTGAGTCTGTAAAGACTAAACTTACTTGAGCGGGTTCACTGCCTGTAAACCAAATATTTCTATGAATGGCTATAAATTCTTGTTTATAGCTTTTTTCATCATATCGTAATGTTGTATTTGGATTAGGCCCAATAATATTTGGTGTATTTACTCGTATTTGATAATAATTTGAATCGGCTAAAAAGTTGGGTTCGGCACTTCTTGTTTCAGCATTGCTTTTTCTTGCCAACTGGATACTATTTTGTAAGGGCTCGGGAGGATTAGATAAAGGTTGTCCCTTTAACTCAAAGGGTGGTGTCGTTTCTCCTCCAGTCTGTGTAAAAAGACCTGCTTGGGGTTTTTGTATTGCTTCTGATCGCGCGTTACACTGGAACGGCATTCTAAATGATCTTCCTCTTTTGAATAAAGAATGATAACTCAATAGAATATATATACAATTTTCTATTGAATTTTTTATATAGTATTTTGCTTATCTATTATGCTCTGTAGGATGGGCCATCAAATCCATATAATGTGACTTTTCCTTGTTCTCCTGTTGCTGCTAATTTTACTTCATCACCACTCATTAATTCATCACACCCTACTCCATCTTGACAATCCCTCTTTTTGTGCATAACAGGCAAGGCTACTGGATTATAAGTATCTGTCCTTGTGTAATACTGAAATCTATCTGATCTAGGTGCTGTTCTACGACCATATAATGGCAATGCTTTTCCATCTCCTGCCACAATCACTCCCATCTGTTGATATCTTTCAGGCTCTCCTCGTGTTGCTATAGGATCTAAGGGTCCTCGTCCCATTGGGATTTCAGGCCCGTTATCCCATACTCTCTGTGGTCGGGGAGCCATTGTGTATCTATCATCGCCTCCTTTCATACTTATATGTATGTTTGATCCTATAGGGGATTCTAGAATTTCCTTTTGCTTTGTATCATTCTTTGATGTACTTATTAGCATAACACATAAAAGTGCTGTAAGCAAAAGAATCTGTATTGTTTCTCCTGTACGAAACATCTGATTTAGATGAAGCTTTCTATGCTGATGCAGAGGCTCCCTATGATGCTGCGGCGCCCTGGGTAGTAGGATTAAACATAGTCTGGAAAGTTGTCATCATATTCTTTCCTTCGCTCAACATCGGCTGAAAGCTTTGTAACATTGACATTAAGCTCTTCTGAGTTTCTAATAATTGCTTCGTGTCCATCGTCATTTGCTTAATTTGATCTGGTTTTAAGGAGTTAAAGGCATTCATGACAGTTGTTCCAGCATCAATGTGATATCCACCTTTGGTATCCACAGGGATCTGGCCTAACTTAAATAATTGTCCATTATCCTGAAACTTCTCTGCCGTTGTTGTGGTAGGAGTAGCAGCAACAGCAGGAGGGGCGGTTACAGCCGGTACACTTGCCTCCTCCACAGGGCTTGGCTTTGTCGTAGCAGTTGTCTCTTTGGTATTCTCAGACTCTTTCTTATTGGCGTCTAAGGTCATATTACTTTCACTAGCATCCGTAAATCCTTCGGTCATCTTTGATCCTACACCCACTGGCTCAGGATTGTAATATCCTTTTTTCATAGTCTCAATTCTTTCCGTTATTTCCCTAGGATTGGTAAATCCTTCGCTTCTTACATCCTTCATGTTAGATCCAGGACCGCCGAATATAGGAAATAGGAAATTCATCAGTAAACACCCTATGACTGCCACCTCGTAAGAATCACTTATTCCATATGCTATCCCCCCTGTGGCTAAACTCACTAAATATTGGGTAAACGGTAAATAAAACATTCCATATAAAAAGTAAAAGGTAAAGAAAACAAGTGCTAACGTACTTGTTTGCTTCGTAAATACTGTTACAGCCATTCTATTTCTAGTCCCTAAAACATTTATATTTTATCAATCTCCAAATTCTGTTTATAAAGATAATAATGGGGCTATGACTCTATGTAAGATCCAAAAGACTGCTCCTACAACTAAACTTACGAGTAAAAGACCTGTCATCATGTATTCTCCTGTTGGCTTGATTACACTTGGTAAATAATGTGCTATTAAGACTCTGATCGGAGGTAATGAAAACACAAAAAATAATAATGCTACCACAAATGGTATCTTTATCTCTTCCGCAACTTTGCCATAGAAATTCTTACTTGGTGCTTCATACACTTGCTGTTGTCCATAGGACCCTGGCATCATTTGTACAGGCGCTCCCATCATTTGATTTCCTCCATGTATCGCCGCTGCAAAATCTGCCGGGGTCGGATGTTCATTTCCAATTACATGTGCTGTAGGGATTCTTGAATCCATAGTCATCCCCGTTGTACTTGCTCCTCCACCCATCATTCCCATCCCCATAGCTGGCATCTGTGGCATTGGCGCCGGTATTGGTCCTACTCCTGAACTCGCTGCTGGCATCTTCATATCCGCTAGAATCTTCTGTACCAAATCTTCATCTCCCCCTCCCCCTTCCAAATCTGATAACATTACTCCTGCCGTTGCCATTTATTAGAATTTAGTTCTATTTTCTTCTTTCTCCTTCCGCACCTTTCATCACGCCATCTTGATAAATCCCTCTATTGCTCCTGTTGCTGGACATGCCTTTATCTCAGGTCGGAATTGATAACATTTTTGTCCCAATTTATATGTTGTCTCCTTCATCTCTTTCATGTCTGGAGCCTTCTTTACTATACATTCATCACCCTTGCATACTGGGATTGCTATTACAATTATACTAAACCCTATCAAAAAACTAAATGTCTTCGCAAATTTTTCTGTCTTTAACATGTCCACAAACATTCTATTCTATTACCAGAATGTTAAGTCATTTAAGACTTATCCCCTTACTCTTAGGTATACTTACGGGCTTACTCATATTTTTTGTCTATACACCTCAGAAACAGACTATATTACAATATCCTCATCCAAATGATTCTAATAGTAAAATTTTTAAAGATAAAAATAATACTTGTTATTCTTATTCTGTTCATGAAGTCAATTGTGATGTACATGAACAGAATCTAAAAGATTTTCCTTTACAAGGTTAAACTATCTTTCTCCGATGTGTTAATCCTATAAAATATCCCTTGCGTTTCTCTTTGTTCTCTTCCTCAAGTGTTTTGGATTCCTCGGTATAGCCTACCTCTTTCTCACCAACCAACGCTCCCTCTAGCCTTTGGCCGCCCACCATTCCTCTTTCTCTGTCCTTCTCAAGTTCCTCCGCCTTCAAATCCTCTCTCACCGCCTTCCAGGCATTTCCCAATATATTCTCTCCCTGCCAACGTTTACGATCCAGTATTCCTTCATCTTCTGCTCCCAATCCTACACCTAAGACTTTATCCTTTGGATCAGCATATACCAATGTGCTGTTTCCGGTGTCTAGTAATGCTGGTTTCAGATCTTCGTGTTGATCTATCAATGCTTTCAATATAGATATCCATAATTTCTTTGGATCCTCTATTTTTCCAGCAACTCTTGCACCTAATTGTCTAATCATCTTTGGATTTCTTTGTCTGAGCAATAAGGGTCTAATATCCTTTCTTCCTAATGCTGTGACTCTTTCTACCTCATACGCTTGTGTTGCCGAACTGTATTTCGTCCCATTGTATATTATGTCTAACATTGTGTCTGGAGATAATATTCCATGTTCCTCATCGGCGACATCATAGAAGACTATAAACTCCTCCTGAGATTCCTCCTCTTGCTCAGATTCTTCCTCTGAAACATCTCCTCCTCTTCTTGTTCTCTCCCTATATTCACCCTTCCCTACTATCTCATACTCTATTGTTGGATGTATTCTTCTTCCTCTAGTTATAATTACGGGATATCCTAACTTCTTATCTATTTCATCACTATTAGGCAATATTTGTTTTATACTTAAATTCTTATATTTTGTATGCCATCTTGAGGGTGTCTTTAGATTTGTTCTCTCAGCATCTAATCTTTGTAATTCTCTCTGATATTTGAGGACCATTGTGACCGCCCCTGTCATTTTCCATTCTTGAAGGGCCTCCTGTAAATTTTTCATCGTCTCATCATACTCTTTTTCATTTTTGAGTAAATCTCGTAATACTTGATCAGCATATTCTTCAAGTTTCTCTTTTGAAGCACGGATGTAAAATGGAAGTTCTATGACTTTTGCCTCTTTTCCATCCATCGCCGGCACCTGTAAATCTCCCTCCGCTGTAAATTGAAACATCTTTGGATTCTTAGCCTTCATCTTGAAAAATGTTGTAGAATCTACAGGCTGCTTCATCTTTCGGGCCCTTTTTGGTTTCTCTTTCGGCTCTTCTGCTTTCTTTCCTACTTTCTCGGGAGTCTTTGGTTGTTCATTCTCTTCTTCCTGATTCTCCTCTTCCTCCTCTTCCTGATTCTCCTCTTCCTCCTCTTCCTGATTCTCCTCTTGCTCCTCTTCCTCCTCTCCATTGGTTAAATCTATATTAAGATTGTCGTCCTCCTCTGACATTTCTTTCTATCATAGTCAGTATTTTATTGAGTTTCTTTTTCTCCTTTATCTTTTCTCCTCTTTTTAGAAAATAATGGAAACGAAGTCTAATACATTTTTAATCTCTTTTATTTTGGCTATCCTTGTGTCTATTGCTGCTTTTGCTATTGTTGGAATGCTTCCTTATTTTTTTCCTCAATTCCCTCCCTCTCTTCTTTCTATGATTGCTCTTTTTGGTATACCTACTCTTGCGTATCTATTCAGTGTTGCATTCTCTGTAATGAATCAATATAACATGTGTAAAAAGGTTCAATCTAAACAAATCTTTATCTCCCAACTCTTTACTGCCCTTGGTTCCTTCATTGTTTCGTTTATTCTCTTTTTAGAATCTCTCCCTATCTATAAATATATTTTTGGTCCCTATCCCCCTATAGATCCTGTCACTGGCAAGCCTTTGTCTGTTTATGAGTCTGACTCTGAGAACCATTATAAAATACAATTCTTCTCAGGTATTGTAAAAGCAGTTCTTCCTGCTGGTATGGATAATTCTATTCAAAATGGATTTGTCTACCTCTATTGGAATTTCTTTACTACTCTTTTATCTTCCTTCTTTCTTATGAAAATGCAGTCTTGCTAAGCTTCAACAGGATCCTTTCCTAAATATATGTATTTGGGCATCCCTGATAATCTTGTTGCTTTCTCATTCAATACATAATACCCTTTTGGTAACTCTATTGTTTGTCCTATATCTCCCTCTTCATACTCCATTTCTGTCATATTTCTATTGAAACTCTTCTTGTTTCTCCCCTTCTTTCCGTTTGGTGTATTCTGTCTGAATGCGTTCTCAATATTTGCTTGTATATTTTCTTGTAGATTTTCTTGTATTTCATTCGTACTTTCCTTTAGCATCATAATTATTTCTACAATCACATAACTTACTATTGCCCAAGTTATACAAAATAACCAAAATGGATATGCTGTGTACTTGTCCTCCCTCTTTCCTATGCCAAATTCTTTCCAATTTCCATCCGGAGTAAACATACTCCCTGGCTTATATATCAAGACAGCTGCTACACCCAATAAATATAATGTGCCTGAAGCAAGAAAGGTCCACATTCTATTCTATTCTGTTTAGTATTATCATTTCTAATAATCATCCTCTCTCATCTGATCATGGTCATATCCATCCTCCTGATGACCTCTATCTGTTACTACTCCAAACATATCATATGTCTGGGCGGTTTGTTGTCCATATCTCTCATATCCTATCATTTGCATTTCCATCGCTTCATCAGCATATCTCTCATCACTATGCTCTCTGATTGCTCTTGATCCTCCTACATTATAGTCCCCTAATCCTAATTTCTTATTCATTAAATCCGCTTGTTTTTCTTCCTTCGTCATCTTATCTTGCTTCGTGGCGAACTTCAATCTCTCTGCCTCTGCTCTTCTCTCTAAAGCAATCTGTATCTCCTCCTCACTTGGTACTCTACTCCCTCTAGCATACTTTGTTAATGCCTGCCCAAAGGATTTATATAATATCTTTATATTCATTGTCCCTCCTTCCTCTTCTCCTTCAGGAATATACCCTGGATTTAATAGTTTTTGTATCGGTCCCATCACATATGCTAGTAATAGATATTCTAATAGTAATGGTCCTCCTGGTGTTAGCATTGTTCTTAATTTTGGAAACACTTGACGACAATATAAACTCATCTCACCTATAAAATCTTTTACTTTCGCTCTCAGTGTCCCTGTTAATTTCTCACCATTGCCTATTATCTGGATATGAGGCCCCATTCCTCTCATTAAAATATCCTCTTTCACTTGATCTCCTAACTCATATGTGTCTAATATCTTAAAGGATTCTGTTGACATGTTTGAAAGCCATCTTTGATAAGGTACTAGTAAATATGCCATTAAAGCTTCGCCACATTCTCTTGGTGTTTTCTTTGTTAAACTACGTAAATAGGCGACTATTTCTTTTCCTACTCTTGCTGTAATATCTTGCTCAGCAGATTGTATACTCGCATATAATTCTTCAGCCGCTGTTAAGATTTGGATATCTGTTGGGGATCCTCCTATTTCATTTAGATTTCTTAAGACTCCCATGAGTATCACCTCATAATTATCTATTGGGTTTCTGTTTAGTTTTATTAATGTTTGGAAAGTCTGTTGAATATCTGGTATCTTGGGCAATTGATCTCTTTCTACTCTCGCTTTCAAATGTACAGTTGTTAATAAATCCTCAAATGTATCATCGTTTATTATAACTCCTTGGGACTCTATATGCATTTTATCATCTTGTTTTAATTTCTCTATTTCTTCTTTTAATTTCTTTTCTTCATCTTTGGTTCTTGCTGCAAATGTTGTGTAGGGAAGGTTTGGATTTCTCTTGAAATTTAATCCACAGTGAAAACAACTTAATCCTATTCCAAGTTCATGGGGTAATCCTTTTCTATCTCCCTGATAACAAAATTTACTGAATAATTTATAATATTCACTTGGATCTATATTCCCTTTTACTTCCTTCCTTTTTTCTACCATAAATGTTGTTGTTAAACTTACTCTTGCTCTCTTGTTTTCTTCTTTCTTGTTTTCTAACTCTGGTAACCCAGAAGCCTTCTCCCATTGCTCCATTGGCTTTCCTATGCTCCCCAAACAACATGTCGTTTCGGCCATTGGGGCGTCTGGATTGATAGCAGCACTCTCCATTGCTATCCCATGAGCCTGTCGTATCCATGCTTCTGCCTTCTTCTCTGGACTTGCTCCCTCGGCAACTATACTGGCCTCTGCTGCTTCCTCCTTGCTTATTTTATAGGGGGTTGGCTTGAATCCCTTTGGATATTGCTCCTGTTGCTCTTCACCCACATATCCAAATACTTTTACTCTGTATTCTCTCTTTTTCTTCAATGCCGCTTGATGAATAGGTTGATTCTTAAATTCATCTATTTTCCCTTTTATTAATGGTAATATAGCATCCTTTCGTTTGCCAAAATCTCCCGTGTTTTGTAAGGTCGTTTCGCTCCAGGGATAGACTCTGTCATTAATCCCTGCTATGACTCCCGCTAAACATTGTATTCCTCCCATCTTGTCTTCCCCCTCCAATGGATATCCCATAAATCCTCCTCGGCATTCAGCGTTTGTGTAATAGATTATATAATCAGGGATGTGTGTTTGAATATTGAGTAAAAGGATTGCTGCTGCCGCACTTACATATCGTACTGAATACCATATTTCATATGCTTGAGGCTTGATCTTCTTTTGTGCTGCCGCCGCATAATATAACTTCTCTGGTGGTAATGTGTTCGTGTATGCCTTTAACTGATCTATCATCTTTTTATAATCCTTCTCATCTGGGTTAATTCCCATAAGGGATGTTAATTTCTTAAATGTCGCATACATTGTATTCAACTCATCACTGCCGAAATTGAATGACTCCTCTCTCTTTATTGGCGCTCCTGATAAAGCTAAATCTATCTCTTCTTGTCTCTGGGCATCCTCATCTACTAAAACAGATCGTCCCATCATTGGACGGCCCTCATCGTCAAATTCTAAATGTGTGTCAAACTCTAATTCTGAGATCTTTTGCCCACACACCTTACAGATAAATTTGCCCCCAAAACTTCCTCCTGAAAATTTTAAGATTAATTCCTTGTGTAATACCTCTTGCTCTTTTGGTCTCTGATATTCTTGGATCATCATCAATTCGTGTCCGCATATTAAATGCTGCTTACACACATTACACCATACCCAATCATCCTTTGTCTTGCCTCTGTATTTTCTTAAAAATAAAATCATTTCCTTCATCGCTGCTGTGTCCTTCGGTTCATCTGATCGTTTTTGTTGTATCTTTCTTACTCTTTCTAATTCTTCCACATGCTTACATGTGTTTTCTTTTGGTGGATATCCTCTGACCTTCATCTCATATCGTAGACGATAGGCATCTTGTAGTGATTTCAAGTATTGATCTCTTACATGCTTTAATCTCTCTCTTGCTACTATTCCTGCTTGTCTTCCTAATACAGCTAACGTTAAATCAGGATACTTCAAAAAAATATACGTAAACCATATACTGTCTACTGTTGTTAAATCTCCCATATATTCTCTTACCTCTTCTAATACTCTTTGTAAAAGAGGTTCTGATTCTATTCTAGCTAATAATCTTGTTGAATTATCAGCGTCTAATGTTGAATTTGGTTCAAATCGTAAATTCTTTAATAAGGTTTCGTTTTCTTCTCTTTGTTTGTTTATATGCCCTCTTAATGCTGCTAATTGTTGTTCTACTTTCTCTACAAGTACACCAAATTGATCTCTCGTAAATTCAATTCCCTTCAATCCATATCCCTCTAACTCCGCATAGATATCTCCAACTCCACTTAATTCTATCTTTTGACTTCTTAGCCAATCTACTATATTTATATTTCCTAACGTATTTCCATCTACTCCTAAAGCTAATAATCCATCTGCTCTAGGATACTCTATGTCTGTTCCTATACGCTTCAATATATCTTCCATCATTTCACTTGGCATACTGGAATATCCCATATCTCTGGCTAAACTTCCATTTCGTATACTTCCAATAGTCCTCTTTGTATCTTTTGGAAATACTAATACGGTTGAATATTCTACTGCTTCAGATCCTTCCACTGGTAATCCTCTTGCTCCTTCTCTTCCTGTTAATAGTTTCGCCATAGAATATCCTCCCTCCACTATTGGTGGTGGATTTGTGATAGCGGTTGTTCTGATTACCTTCTTTTTCTCTCCTGCCATAAATAATCTTGGAAGCATTTTTACTCCTGGATCTTCCTCATCTGGAATTCTCATACGAAACACCTCCTCATCCTTCAGGAGTTGTTCACCCTGCGTCTTGTATGGCTGCTGGATTTTTTGTCTATAGATCTCCTGCTGCTGGTAAAACATCGGCATTCCTATCACTTCTCCTCCTACCTCCCCCTTCGCCTTCTCTACTAATACTTCTGCCTCCCTCACAATATCTGCTAAATAATCTACATAGATTCCCTCATCTAAATCTCCCGCGTCATCATCCTTGTGTGCTCCCTCTCCATCAGACAAAATATGTCTTCCTGTATGATCTAAAAATAAAACCTTTTTCAAGATTGCTATTTTTCGTGTCATACTTACGTCAGGATTCTTAAATAATTCTGCTATAGTTTGTTTTGTTGTTTCACGAACCCCTTTTGGCTCATTTGTTATACCGTATTCTACGACTTGATTACGTAATATCATCATTAATTCTACAAACCTTCTAACTCCCTGTAATTTTACAACATTTCGTTGTTGGCCTTCTGGAAGCATACGCATTAAATCTGATAACATTTCACTTCGTTGAAAGACATCTGGATAAATACGATTGGATGAATCTATGATTCTAATTTCTTCCTCCACTGGCAATTCTATATTCTCTCCAACCTCTATCTGAAATTTTTTCATTTTCGCATCCTCCTCTCCAGAGGCTGGGGCCCTTCCTTCATTCACGACATCATCTTCCTCTACTCCCACAAGTTTCTCTCCCTCTTCTTCTGTTTTCTCTCCTTGTCCTTCTGGTACCGGGGATTCTCGTGTTCTTATGATCTCAAATCGTGATGAAAATTCTACTGGTATACCCGTAAAATCAAACTCTATGGTAAAAGTTTCTTCCCCTTCTAAAGTCTGGAATGTAGCACTGTCTAAACTTTCATTCACCTCCATCACCTTGAATATTCCTCCCTCTTGTCCATCTGAATCAAATGTTTCTATGTATTGTCCTGCTCGCATATCCACCATGTGTATAAATCCTCTCTTGGGTGCTCGTTTCAATACTTTTACCTCTTTGATTCCTAATTCTGGATCTGGTATTCCATCCTTTATCTCTATGTTAATTAATCTGTCTGATACTCCAATCGGTAAGATGGAAAATTTATCAGGTCGTATGCTATACAATTTTCCTCGTGTTTTATTATATCTTCCTCCCAATAATAATACTGTATCTCCTAATTGTATCCCAACCTCTTCTACAGGTTCTGGTTGGGTTTCTGTTGGTAGAACTTGAGCTCCTTCTTCCTCGCTCATTCTAGTTATGGCCCTCAAAGTTTGATTTTGCCCGGTGCACACACTCCAAAGCACATAAAGCTTTCACTTGTTCTATACATCAGAGAAATGTCTTTTCAACTAAATTCTTTCGTAGATCTCATTAAGAGCTATCCCTCCTGGGAAACCCTAAAAGCATTCCTTGTTTCTACCGATGGTGGTTCCCTTCGTGTTCTTGATACTCCAAATCCCTCTTACTCCATCATTCGCTATGTAAAAGGGAAATCTGATTTTACTAAATCTTGGGTTCGTGAAGCTCGCTCTATCGTCTGGGACGTCTCCTCTAATCGTCCTGTCTGCTTCGCTCCCATCAAAGCTGAAAAAGGATCTCCTCCTAAAGATCTCTCTGGTGGTATCATCTCTGATTTTGTAGATGGCACTATGATCAATGCTTTCCGTCCTGCTTCTGGCCCTGCTATCATTACCACTCGTACTTCTCTCGGTGCCGAGAATGTATATTATGATTTCTATTCTAACCCTCCTCTGAAATTCTCTCAAATGTTTAATGAGGCTCTTTCTTCTTTTGGAGGATATCCCAATTTTCTTGATACTGTTCTGAAGCCTGGTCAATTTGCCTCTTTTGTCCTACAACATCCTCATAATCGTATCGTTGCCCCTGTTTCTTTTCCTCGTATCTTTGTAACTCAAATGGGTAGTGTAAATTCTGATGGTTCTGCTTCTATCACTGTAGACCCCCCTTCTTTCCCTGTTGGCCTACTTCCTCTTGTTGCTCGTTCTTATGAAGCCCCTGTACAATTCAAAGATCTGTGTAAAAAGAATAGCTATGTGTGGCAAGGTCTAGTCTTCCAGGATTCTGCTTCTCCTCGCAGATGGCGTCTTCGTAATTCTTCTTACACTGTTGTACGTACTCTTCGTGGGGCGGAAGCGTGTGGCTTTGAACGCTTCCTTCGTCTACGCCGCGAAGGTTCTGTGAAAGAATACCTCAAAACCTATCGCGATGAATCTAAAATGATGTGGGCGTTTGAAACTCTCTTCCGTACCACTACTCAAAATCTCTATGATTCTTATGTTGATAAAAATAAACTTAAGAAAAAGGAAATGAAAGAGATTGATCTTCCTCTACGTCCCCATGTGTATGCTCTCCATGGGAAATATCTACAATCTGTGAAAGCTGTAAAAGAGTATGAAGAGGAAAAAGCAAAAGGAAATCCTGGTACTCCTTCTGCTGTTATCCCTATTACTAAAGAATTTGTGATTGATTATGTAAATACTCTAAGTATTGATGATCAGAAACGCCTGGTTGGTACTTCTTACTCTACTATTCTTGCTTCTGGTAGCTAAACGATCTGTGTTTTCTTGAGATAAACCAAAACTTTTTTATTTTAATTCTTTTTGCTCACAGAAAGACTTAAAACTATTCGTCTATAAAAGACTAGTTCCAAATGCCGCTTGATTCTTCCTCTTCTTCCGCGTCTTCTAAAGGTGTTGCTATTGGCATTGATCTTGGCACTACGTATAGTTGTGTTGGTGTATGGCAAAATGATCGTGTAGAAATTATTGCCAATGATCAAGGAAATCGTACAACCCCCTCTTATGTCGCCTTCGCCGGCGATGAACGTCTCATCGGCGATGCCGCCAAAAATCAGGCTGCTGCTAATCCTTCTAACACTGTCTTTGATAGCAAACGTCTGATTGGTCGTAAGTTTAATGATCCTGTCTGCCAGGCTGATATGAAACATTGGCCTTTCAAAGTTGTAGAAGATGGCAATGGGAAACCTAAGATTGATGTGGAATGGAAAGGTGAACGCCACCAATTCCTTCCTGAAGAAATTAGCGCCGCTGTTCTCGTAAAAATGAAACAAACCGCTGAGGCCTATCTTGGCCAATCTGTGAGTAGTGCCGTTATTACCGTTCCCGCATACTTTAACGACAGCCAACGTCAAGCTACGAAAGATGCCGGCGCTATCGCCGGCCTCAATGTGCTCCGTATCATCAATGAGCCCACTGCTGCTGCTCTTGCTTATGGTCTGGATCGTGTGAATGAAAAAGGGGAGAAGAATATTCTGGTGTTTGATTGTGGGGGTAAAGAAATTTCTGTATATTAAATCATTTGTTGACCTAAAATTGTTTTAACCAAAAACATTAGTAAAATGGAACCACAATCTAAAACTAAAATATGCACACAGTGTAAGAATGACCTTCCTATAAATGAATATTACAGGGATAGAACAATATATACTAAAATTGCTTATAGAAGTAAATGTAAATCATGCTGTACAGATAATAATAAAAAAAGACAACAACATGATGTGAATACTGCTATAGCTGAAAAAAAGTGTAAAACCTGTAATGAAGCCAAAGATGTTTCTGAGTATTATATCTCTAAAAGACATACTGATGGTTATTTTAGTGAATGTATATCTTGTACTGAAATTAAAAGGAAGAATAAAGGCAATAATCCTACATTCAAAAGGACACCAGAATATATGGTAGAATACTTGAATGAAAGGAAAAATGATCCTAATTATAAAATGAAATATGTGTTAAGAAGTAATTTAACAAAGGCTGTTTGTAGAATTCATGGAGGAACTAAATCTGAACGAACAATGAAGTATGTTGGTTGTTCTCTAGATTTTTTAAAGAATTGGTTTGAGTTCCTTTTTGATGAACATATGAATTGGTCTAATCATGGTTCTTACTGGCATATTGATCATATAAAGCCTTGTTCTTCCTTTGATTTAACTAATCAAGAAGATATTTTTTCTTGTTATAATTGGTCTAATCTAAGGCCATTAAATAAAGAAGAAAATATTAAAAAAAGTAATGTTTTACATTGTGATTTAATTTTATATTATAAAGAATTAAAAGATGCATTTTTAGGTCAACTAGATTTAAATATATGAAGCTGCTCCCTGAGGTTAGAATCCTCACTTCCTATACTAGGAAGGAACCAGGTTAATTGCGGGAAACTCCTAAAGCTCTTAAACTACCAAGGTATTCTAGTAATAGAAATACTGGTGCTATCTAACCAATAGCAAGAGGGTAAAAATGTTAGAGATGTGTGTAGAAATGGACAATCCGCAGCCAAGCATCCTGGAAACAGGTTGAAGGTTCAACGACTACTCTGAGTATCCTAACCATTGAGTACATCACAATGTATGGAGAAAAGGGCACGAATGCCTGGCATTTCTTTTGTGAAGAAATGAAGATATAGTCTGAACTTACAGGAAACTGTAAGAAGTAAGGATAAAGAGCCTTACGATAACAATGTGTGGGCACACACGATTTAACTGTTCTCACAATTGATGAAGGCGTTTTTGAAGTCAAGGCCACCGCGGGTGATGGCCATCTGGGTGGTGAAGATTTTGATAATGTTCTCGTCAATCACTGTGCTGAAGAATTCAAACGTAAAAACAAACAAGATATTACAACTAGTGCTCGTGCTCTACGCCGTCTACGGACCGCTTGTGAGCGCGCCAAGCGTACTCTGTCTACTGCCACTCAAGCCTCTATTGAGATTGATTCTCTCTTTGAAGGAATTGATTTTACTACCACTCTAACTCGTGCTAAGTTTGAGAGTCTCTGTGATTCTCTATTCCGTCGCACTGTTGCCCCTCTAGATCGTCTTCTGTCTGATGCTAAAATTAGTAAAGAGGATATTCATGAAATTGTTATGGTTGGTGGCTCCTCTCGTATCCCCAAGATTCGTGAACTCCTCTCTGGCTACTTCAATGGAAAGAAACTCAATGATAGCGTCCATCCTGATGAGGCCGTCGCCTTCGGCGCAGCTGTACAAGCCCATATTCTGACTGGTGGGAGTAAAAAGACTGAAGATGTGATCCTTCTTGATGTAACTCCTCTGAGTTTAGGTCTAGAGACTGCTGGTGGTGTTATGACTCCCATCATCAAACGTAACTCTGCTATCCCTAAGAAAGCGACTCAGACTTTCAGTACCTATGCTGATAATCAACCTGGTGTTCTCATCCAAGTGTTTGAGGGCGAACGCCAGTTTACTCGCGACAATAATCTCCTCGGCAAATTCCATCTAGAAGGTATTCCTCCTATGCCTCGTGGTGTTCCCCAGATTGAAGTCACCTTTGATCTGGATGCTAATGGTATTCTAAATGTAAGCGCTTCTGAGAAATCTACTGGTAAATCTAATAAGATTACAATTACCAATGATAAAGGTCGTCTCAGTCGCGAGGAAGTAGAACGTCTAGTAGAAGAGGCTGCTAAACATGAGGCTGAGGATAAAGCTCGTTTTGCTAAAGTAGAGGCTAAGAATCAACTAGAAGGCTATCTCTACAATGCTAGAAATTCTCTACAAGAAGAAAAAGTAAAAGAGAAACTGGGATCTGAGGCTGAAACTGCTCTAACGGATATTGAAGAAGGTATTGCTTGGCTAGACTCTCATCAAGACTCTGAGAAAGAGGAATATGAAGAGTATCAAAAGAAGATGGAAGAAAAAATTCGTCCTGTTCTTATGAAACTCTACCAAGATGCTGCTAAAGATTTCAAACCTGATTCTACTGAGAGTCCCTCTGGCCCTACTGTGGAGGAAGTGGATTAGATTTCCACTCTAACTTAGAAATCCATTTAGAAAAATCTGCCAATTGAGACTCTGGATCCAACTCTTTTGCTCTCGCTAAACAAGCAGCAGATTTTTTTGTGTAATAGGCAGAATCTGTTTTTAATCTTCGTATTTCTCGTATCCATGCCTGTATATCTTCTCTATCACAGAAAATTCCAGCATCTCCACAACTCTCTTTCAGTCCTGGTGTTGGATGAGCAATCACAGGGATTCCACTAGACATCGCTTCCACCGCTGTTCTCCCCCAAGATTCATATTTAGAAGGCATTACTAATATATCCGTTTTACTGTATACTTCTTTGATATGGGGTGTATTATCAATCAATGTGAGGTTCTTATATTGCTTGATCATCTGTTTATCATACGCCCCTTTTACTCCTAAAAATTCTATATCAGGCATAGCTTCCATCAACTTTAAAAATATTTCTCCACCCTTATTTTTATTCATATTAATTAAACTCACATACTGTCTTGAAGATGTTATAGAGTAATCTCTCCAATCTACAGGTGGATATACAACAATAGATGGAATTCCTAAGGGCTTATAATACTCTTGAATCCATTTGCTATTATGTACTAAATATAGATTTGGTCCTAGAATTTCCTTAAAGACTTTTAAGTATTTCATACGAAAACTATTATGCATAACTAAGACTAATGGTTTCTTTACAATTAATGACGTATTTACAGCATTTGGTTCCATGTCTAAATGGCTTACTAAAACATTTGTATCTTTGAGAGCTCCTTGTATTCCTTGCTTATCTTTTCTAGAGATTATTTTTACTCTCTCGTATTGATCTACTGTCTTTTTATTTAATATTATATTCACTCTGGCATTTGCCTCTCGGATCAAATATGTATTCATTGTGTGGGCCATCCATTCGGCCCCAGCATTATGCTCTGGTGGATACATGTGTATCATCCATGTATAGACTCTTCTCTTGCTATCTGTCTCTATTCTATTTTCTATTAATGTAGTCCATTCTTCTTCTGTTATATAGGGTCTTGCTTTGTATACATAATAATTAAATTTATAATTTGACCATAGCCATAGGACTGTTACAAATAGCAAAACTCCTATAGTAAAAAATAGAATACTTTTATTACGACGAATCATCGCCCTCTGCTTTATCCTATTTCTTTTTAGCTGCGGCTGTTTTCTTTACTGCTGGAGTTGCTTTTGCTGCTCCAGCAGAAGGAGCAGAGGCTACTGCTTTCGTTTCAGGTTTAGCAGCTTCTTCTTCTTTCTTCTTTTTAGCATCTAGGATACGCTGTCTCATCTCAGCATGGAGTTGCCAGGCAGACTTTGTCTCTCCTTCTCCTTCCTCATCCGCTCCAATGTCTTCATCATACATCTCAGATTGAATACCAGCTCTCTCAACCGCCAGCTTCCACTCTAGTGCCCATTCCATAAACATATCCATACATCCTTTGGCGGCTTCAGCAAGTATCCTACGTGCTGTCTCCTCTTTCCCATCTTCCACCCCTATACGAAATACAAACTCATTTCGGAGAGGATGCGGTACTTTATATCCTACAAAACTTACCTCTTTGTCTCGGATTTTATCACTATCATCAATCCAGGTTTGGAGCATGTTTCCTAGCGTATGTCCATCAACATCACTAAAGATAAAATCAAACCCTTTCATTCTAGCATCTGCTGGCTGTATCTCTATGTTGTCTGGTAGATCTCCTTTGTCTAGAGATGTATATTTTTCAACAAATTTAGCAGCATATATCATTCCACGATATACAATTTTTGTAACAGGTTCAGAGTTTACACTTTCTATAGTGAAATCATAGCTAAAGGGTTCTCCATCAGGGAATGTTAGATAACATCTGTTAATACTCAGACTACGAAATTCTCTGGTCAGTTCCTCTTTGCGCTTCTCATTCTCCTTTTTCTCAAGCTCCTTTGGATCAATCTTCTTCTGTTCTACAAGCCATGTCTGCCAGAGACGATTAATCTTTTCTGGATTCGTATCACGAGAATAACCATAGGAACATTGGCAAGTAGGATTGAATCGCGTATGCTCTCTTCCTCTCCCTAGTGAAGCATACGCCTCAATATGAATCTCCTCAGGTGGCTGCCCTTCAATATAAGGCTTCAGTACAGCAATTAGAGATGTATCTTGTGTAATAGGGTCCGGATGAAAGAATCTCGTATTCGCTATGTGCTCTTCTCCTTTGTCCGTACGTGAAATACACTCAAAATCAGATGCTTTTACATATCGTACTTCTGGCTCTTCATTTTTCACATGAAGTTTGAACAGTACATCCTTTTTCTTCCATCCTGCCCCTCGCTGAGGAGCAATTGAAAGAAGACCAATACGATCGGCAAGCATTTCATTTGACATTGGGGTAGTATTCTTTAGAACTTTTACATCTGTCGTCGTTCCTTCTTCAGTCATGTCAGCACGAAATCCTAGAGTTGGTACTTCTGTCTGAATGATACGACGGAGTGTATTAGCATATGTAACACGGGTTGGATAAAGACTAAAAGAGATAGTCTTCTTATCCACAAGTTTAATGTTATCATACTTAATTTTTTCCATTTTGCTACTTCCTTCTACTCCTGGACTTAACTTTCAATTTTAGTCCAGCACCGCTGGACTCTATTCCCTCTAACATTTCCATGCGGGTCAGAATCCTATTTTCTGTACTTTTTGCTATTTAGAACAATGAGTAAAAAGAATCTTTGTTTCTATAGTAATTCTGATAAAGATAAACTCTCATTGCCTTTTCTTCAAGAACTCAAACAAACCCCCTGGATTCATTCCTTTGAATTCATTTGTGTTGATCCCTCTCCCTCTCGCCCTCCTCTCCCTAAATGGCTCAAACAAGCCCCTACCATTGTTGTGAATGGTGATCCTGAACCTGTTAAAGAAGGGATGGAAGTTATGAATTGGCTCTATACCAAAAAAATGTTAGAACAATCCTCTAAACCTAAATCTACTAATGCTCCTAATCAACCGAATGTTTCCGGCGAATTACAATCTTGGAATTCTGAAATGTCCGGTTTTGGGGATGCCGGCTATAGCTACATTAATTCTGATACAAGCGTCGGCGGAAATGGGGGTGAACTCATTCCTGGTGCCTTCACCTATCTCAATGGACAATCCTCTCCTGGTGATAAACAATCTCAACAGTTCTCTCAACAACCCTCTCAGACTGGAAAAACGAAAAAAGAAATGATGATGGATCAACAATTGGATATGTATAAACAACAAAGAGATCTTGATATGCCCAAAGGTCCTAGAAGACTCTAAGATAAAAACGCGTTTATGGGCTAAAGTATATCCTCCTTTTTATCTTAAAGAAAGATGACGACTACTCTTGGTCTTTTTAATGCGAAATTAATTGATTTTTTTCAAGAACTCTATGACACCTATCCTGAGGAAAAAACGATTAAAGCTGCTATTGAAGCTCTCCAAGGTGCTAGAAAGATCAATCCTAAATTAATTCTTGATCTTTTTACTGAATATGTAACCAAACCACTCCGTGATCCTATTCTTGCTGAAGATGATGCTACTGTCATTGCTTTTGCTAAAGCTGTTATTGCAAATCAATTTAATGAAATGTCTCCTGCTCTTCTTGTGTTTGATAAACTCTGGCCTACTATGTCTGATGCGAATCGTGATGCTATTTGGAAACATATGAAAGTACTTGTACTTCTTTCTGAAAAAGCTAGAGGGTAAATCCATAGGGGAGCGTAAAGAATGTTTTATCATCTTGCTTAGATTGTCTAGAATGTCTACTCCTACAGATTCTGATATTTTTGATACAAAATACGAAGAATTTGCCAATGAACTCAAACAAACCTTTCCCGAATGTCTTTCTGCTATACAAGCTGCTCTTGCTTTATCTAAAGAAGAAAGAAAAACTCAATTCCATGCTCAAGTTCTCCCCTCTTGCTCCCCTTCTCGTAACTCTAATACTCGCCCCGAATGCTTTCTTCCCGGTGTATCTGTAAGTGATTCTATTTGGACATCTCTTTCTGATTCTACCAAACATGCCATTCAAGAATATCTTACTCTTCTCTCTTTTTGTCTGATGATGCAGGGAAATACAAAACAAGAAGGATGGACCTCTGAATGGGCCTCCAAAATGATGGACGATATGAAATCTAAAATGAAAGATGTTGATTTCTCTGGGTTTGCTGATAAATTCGCAAAACTCTTTGGTGCCGATGGCAAGTCTATCCCTCAGATTCCCGAAAAATTCTTAAAAGGTCAAATCGCTAAACTTGCTGAAGAAATTGTAAATGAATTCCGTATTTCAGATTTTGGCATTGATCCTGCTGCTCTAGAATCTGCTGGAAATGATCCTACGAAGGCTCTGAGTATGATCATGGAAGTTTTTATGAAAAACCCTCAATCCTTCCAAGGCGTCATTGCTAAAATTGGCAATCGTCTCAAACAAAAGGTTGAATCCGGCTCTCTTCGCCCCCAAGAACTTGTGGCTGAAGCTGAAGAACTCATGAAAACCTTCAGCGAAAATCCCCAGTTCGTTGATATGATGGAAACCTTCCGCCAAATGTTTGGTGCTCCCGATGATCTCGCCGAACAACAAAGATCTGCTGGAAGAGATGGGAATGCTCGTCTTTCTATCGTACAAGCTAGATTACGCAAAAAATTAGAAGCAAAAAAAGGGGGCCAGAAAAAATTATAAGACCATTTTCATAAATCAGATTTCACTTTAGATAGAGAAATGTCTCTAACAGCTAAAAAAGAAATACCTCTATGTGATCCCTATGTATGGGAAGATCCTAGATATCTCTTTCGCTCTACTTGGCTAGATAGATATCTAAATAGACGCAGAGGCGTTTGTAAGAGTGAACTTGTAAATGAAATCATTTTTGTCTATGTATTTTCTATTCTTGCTGGATTGATTGCTGCTGTCTTTACAGGTGTCTCTATTGCTCCTGTGGTTGCTGCTTTTGCTTCTACTATTTATCTCATCCCCGTGTTTCTAAAATTAAGAGCTATAGATTCCTTCAAAGTTGCTGCCGAGTCTGTAGAGTCTACTCCTCTTGAACAATCTGTTGAAGCTAATGTAAAAGAATCTTTTACAAATGCTCCTCCTTCTGAACCTCAACCTTCCTCTCTCCTCAATGCTAAAAATCCTTTCCAAAATGTTCTTATTGATGAACTTAAATATGAACCCAATCGTGAGCCTGCTCCCGATATTACTACACAAGAGTCAAAAATTCTTCTAGATGAATTCTTCCGTGTCCAATGGTACAGCGATCCCTCTGATATCTATGGAAAAACGCAAAGTCAACGCATGTTTGTCTCTCAACCCTCCACTACCATTCCAAATGACCAAGATAGTTATCAGAAATGGCTCTATAAGATTCCTGGGAAAACCTGTAAAGAAGGAAATCCTGAAGCTTGCTATGGCGGCACCAACGGTGCCGCTCCTCCTTGGCTCAACATGTAAGCTTTACTTCTTCTTTTGAAGTAGAATACTTGTTTTTTTCCCACACTGAAATCTCTTTATTGTCTTCCCTCTTGTATGTAAAACAGATTTTACACATGTCCCTATTGCTGCAGATTCCTTATCTCTAGCACTAGGCCTCTTTTTTCTAAGTCTAATTGTTTTTCTAACTTGCTTGATACATGAACATAATTTTTCTCCGAGATTCCGGGCCGAGTCCCTAGCCATTTCTATTCTTTCTCTCCAAAAAATACTTGTAGCCAATCAGAAGGAAATGGATATTAATCGTTTAACTCATACCCGAGATGATGCTTGTGGTATCTCCTCTTACTATTCTCAATCTGTTGGCCCTGGCAGATATAATCTTACTAACCTCACTCCCGATGCTAGAAAGGTAAATCCTCTGTCAATTCCTAATCTTCTTGTCTATCCTCGTGAAGGCTTTGGCGCTAACAATGCCCAGATTGATGCCGAATCCGTCCTCAAAAATCAACCCGAATTCAAAAATAATCGCTGCCTCATCCGCCCCCAGGCTCGCCCCTTCCTCACCGTTCCCTTTATGGGCACTGGTCGTGGAAATCCTGATGTTGAATCTGGCCTGCTCCACTCTGAACAAGTGAGACAAGGCAAAGAATGTGGTGATATCACGGAACAAGGCTTTGATGGCGTCTTTGAACCCCTCATCCAAACTGTTCGTGAGAATATCCAAAAACCTCAACATCTTGTCCCTGAAGCCGCCGCAAGTGGATGGATTCGTGGTGGTCTCCCCAGCAGAAACTATGTAAGAGATGTCAATTGCTAATTTTCTGCATAATAGCATTATCAATTTCAGTATAAATTTCGTGAATAGATTTTATATATTCACTATTTTTATCTATGTATTCTTTTTCTGTTTTATCCATTAATATTATAGTTTTATGTAATCTTTTCATATAGTCTAACTGTATAGCATTTAGTTTCAAATTACTTATTTTTATTATTCCATCAAAATCCTCTATTTTGGTTGAATAAATTATTTTTTGAAGTAATTTATATATATCTTTGTTAGGTTTTGCTATCTTAGGCATATTATTTATAAATGTAGTAATTGTTTTTTGAAGTATAGGTATATCTAATTTTTCTGCTGGTGCTGTTGCTTCCTTTTCTTCCTTTGCTTCCCCTTCTGTTGCCCCTGTTGCTGGTGTTTCTTTTGCTTCTGGAGCTGCTGCTGCTTCTTGCTCTTCCTGTCCTTCTTCCTTTTTTTCTTCCTTCTTTTCTTCCTCATCCTTTGTTTCCTCTTTGTCTTCTTCTTTTACAGGAAATTCCTCTTTGACTTGCTCCGCTTTTGTGTAAAAAAGCATTAATGTTTCTTCTTTAATATTTTTTGAGTTTTTTACTTCTTCAAAATCTAGTTCGTTCTCTAATTTTCCTTTTGTCATCGCACCATATCGTAACCATTTGTCAGCTCCACTGCATTTCACATATCCATAATAATGAGCTCCTCCAGTAAAACATAAGATAGCATCTAACTCAAATCTATATACCTCTATTAGAGTATTTATATCTCCTATTAATTCAGGATGATTTCCATCACTATCTTCTGAATCTTTTCGTATTTCAGCATTTTGTATATTTACTAAAGGTAGTTCTATTATATCTTGTATTTCTATGGGGGCTTTTTGTGATTTTTCTCTCTTCTCAGATTTATAGGGATTAAATTTTACTATTAGTGTATTTGTATTTGTTGTTATATATCTTTTTAGTATAGGTATATGCTCCTTGCCCTTTGTATTTGTAAATGGATCAGATGGTACTCCTGTTTCTAATTCTGTCCATACCTGTATATCATACAGATTTAAGATTTGAGTAATGTTAAATATATCATATTTTTCATATTTTCCTCTCCTTGATGATTTTAATAAAATATTTTTAAATAAACCAAACATATTTATTAATGATACTATATACTCATCAGCATCTTGTATTGTAGCTTTATCTACACTAAATCCTGGTTTCTGTACTCTTGTTTTTGGATCTATATCCTTTTTGTTAAAAAACGCACCCATTTCAGGTCTTAATCGTAATTGTATCATAAAATCCTGTTTTTCTTCATCTGTTACAGGAACTTTATCACTTCTTCCAAATGTGGCATTCATTGCTTCAATAACCTCCTTTAACTTATCATGCTGATTTGTATAATAATAATACACACATTTGAATATTTGATAAATACTTCTATTTTTGATTTTATCAGCTTCTTTAGTTGCTGGAGTATCTATGTCTTCTATACTTTCTTCTATTTTAGCATAATAACTATTATATTTTGATAATTCTACAGATTGTTCTGTAGGAGCTGTGTTAAAAAATTCTTCAAACTCTGCTCGCCTCTTATGAAAAAAACAGATATTTAAGGTCAACCACCAACATGTCAGCGCATCATTTACTGGATAGGAAATATCCTTTTCATGACATTTTGGTTGTTCCATTCTATCTCTTTTTTACATATCCTTTTTCCTTTGTATCACTCAGAAATGGATAGCTCCATACTGTTTCATCCTTGGGAGTCAAAAGAAAATCCTCAAACCTATGATATTCTTCCCCTCTTTGGAGAACATCCTAAACCTTCTCAACATATCCTCGGTATTGTCGGTGGAAATGAAGTTCCCTATCAAAATCGCCAAATTCAAGTGGATACTGAATCTGATCTACGCGGAATCACCCGAGCCAATACCTTTTGCCCCAACAGACAACATAAACCTCTTGCTCAAAATACTTCTGTAATTCACAGAAATACTCCTAAAGAAAAAGTATCCATTCCTGTTGCTACGAAACCCCTCAAACAAAGTCAAATGTGGGCCTATCCGGCTACTCTGGCACCGGAACCTTTCGTCATTGAAACTTGTCGTAGTCCAGAAAAGTATTAAGTCTCATCAGAATGTGTAGTATACCTCGTCAAACAGCTCTAACAAGATCCAAATGGGATGATGTTCACCAGGCAGATGATATGAGAATTGCTACCTATGCTGGACGATATGCTTTTACTCCCTTTCGGAATTGTCCAGCCTCTTTTCCTGTAAATCCCACAACCCGGATTCAGGAATCTGGGGCTAGTTATGTATCAGGAAAATGGAAAACGGAAGTGGAATCTGATCTAAAAGGGATTGGTCGTCCTCCCACAAAATGGAGAGCTGATTCTCTTTTATACAATCCTGATACCAATCCCATGAATCGTGCTGGTGTCACAAATCTGGAAGATGAAAATCATCCTCTGAACTTTAATCGCATCTCTAATCCTCCCTGTACTCTTCGCTCTAGAGGATGGAATAGATGGCAACCCCTCTTTCATAACCCTCAAACTACCTTTGAAACTCCCTTTGACTTCTTTATTCCTTCTCGTGATATTGATAAACATAAATGCCGTACACACAATGTCCCTATGGCGAGTTATGCTCAAACAGAAAAAACAGTCTAGAGTCAGAATGGAGATAGCCGCCTTAGCGCTTCTTGGAGGAGCAGGATACCTGCTCGCCCAAAATACCGCCCCCAGACCTTATCCCACTAAAAATCCTAATTCTAATCCCAAAGCTAGACAGGCTATCCAAAGAAAAGAACCCTTCACAAATCCTTCTTCTCAAGTTCCTACCTCCCTCCGTGGCCCCAATCCTCAGCTAGATCTCCACTATAAAACTCTTATGGGCAAATCTCAATTTTCTTCTCAACCTAATCTTTCTGGTCTAGTTCCCTCCGGAACTCCCTCCTATACTGATTCATTAACGAAAGATCAAGATGAATCTTGTGATTCTGTTCCCCTTCAACGTCCTATTCAATCCATTACTCCTGATGTTATGTTTAATCCTGCTGGTCTTGAGGAAAATCCTGTATATCTCTCTGGCTCCTCTTTTGTAAGTCCTCTTTCTGGGCAACGCATGAATGCTGCTGATTTTACTCATAATAATATGCAACCCTATGGAAATGTCAAACAAAATGTTAGACCTGATGCTACTAATTCTCTCTTAGGTGCTTTTACTGGTGAAGATAAGACCGTCATCAGAAAAAAAGAAGTGGAACAAATGTTTGATAATACTCAACAACCGTTTGGAAATGTCTATGGTATGGAAAATAGTTCTGACTTTATCCATGATCGTATCAATGATCCCAGAAATCGCGGTGGTGAACGCCCCTTTGAGCCCGTTCGCGTCGGTCCTGGTGTTGGAGAAGGATATGGCTCCACTGGTAAAGGTGGCTTCCAACAAACTGAAATTAATGATATCATGATGAAAAAATTAAGACGAACGGATGATCTACGTACTGCTGATAATCCTAAACTTTCTTATAAAACTCCTGTCATCCCTGGTCAGCAGTTCATTGGAAAAGCTATGGAAAGTGTGGGTGAAGTTAGAAAATATAGACCCGATACTTTCTACATTGATGAATCTGGTGAACGTTTTGGTATTGCTGGCCAAGGAGAATTCACAAAAGAATCTGCTCGCCCCATCCAAATTCTTCCTGAAACCACTCGTCCTGAAACTAGCGTTGAATACATGGGCCCCACTGCTTCTCAAGACTTCGGTATGAATTATGTTGTTGGCTCCTATCGTGCCCCTATGGCCACACAATTCGGTGGTGCCGGCTATCGTAATGCCGATGGAAGTGGATATTTTGCTCAAGGTGCTAAAGATGATTATGGAAGAGAAGGCTTTGAAGTTAGACCCAATGAACGCTTTTTTACTTCTGAACGTGTGATGGGCCTCAATTTATCTCCTGCTGAAGCTGGTGCTGTAACAACCCACTTTGAAGATGAATCTCGCCCCACTCGTCGCTCTGAAACCATCGGCAATATCCAACAAGCCGGCGTGCCCACTGGATATGCCTCTGGGGCTCCTGCTATCACTGTGTGGGATCCCAATGATATTGCTAGAACTACTGTAAAAGAAGGTCTCATCTTTAATGATCGGCTCGGTATTGCTGCCCCCGCTGATGGCCCCACTCGCCTCAAAGTCTATGATCCTGATGATATTGCTCGTCCCACACAAAAAGCTCAGATCTCTGCTAAATCTGCTTACACTGGTCCTGCTAAGGCTACTCATGAAAGACATATGAGCCATGGGGCTGCCTATAATATGAGACTCAATCCCAATAAACAACAAGTCTCTAAAGGTCGCTCTCTTGCTGGTGGTAATATTCAACTCTTTAAAGGTGATGAACCTAATGTTAGATCTAGGAAATTAGATGTTGATATCATTAATGATAGAGCTCCTGCTGTAAATCGCCCTATTGATCTTGGCCCTGGGTCTGCTGATATTGGGAGAGTGAAATATAGAGCTCCTCTGAAACTGGATGTAGCAACTGAAAGAAATCAAAGAGAAATTATTTCTCAAACTGTCAAAAATCCTCTCATGCAAACTCTCTTCCAAAATGCATAGTTAAATAGTTCTTAAAACAAATATTCTAATGGGGTGTATTACTTGGGGTTTGTATAATATATCTATTAAAGGGAATATTTATTATGAAAAAGAAACTGGTTTACCTTTTACATATAAAAGTATTAGAAAAAAGGTATATATTCCTACAAATGATGATATTCCTGTGAAAGAGAGCATTTGGTTTGAATCTGAGGAAGAGGATACTTCTATGGAAAAGATCAGTTTACCAATTTTATCTGAGAGATTTCGCCAATTTGCTAGAATGGATGGAAATTACCTTTGGCCTTATTTCAAAAATGTAGAAGGAAAATCTGGTATAGCTTACAGGGCACCTGTTCATCTTATCTTAGAATACTTTCCTACTTGGGAAACTGTAGAAAAAAGTGATGAATGGAAGAAACATGGGCCCAATAATGATTGGGATGAAACAAAACATAATCTTTTTAAAGAATGTCTGGAATGGTGTAATAAACAAGGTGGATTTTGTGGCGAATGGCCTTGGTAATATCTATTTTATCTTATTTTTTACTAACCCTCTTTCTAAGAGTATTTGTAAAAACTATCTAAGGGTATGATGGTATAAGGAGTCAGAAGACATGCCTCAACCAGCATGGTTAGTCTATGGTCCTCCCGGTTGTGGGAAAACAACGTGGATACTCAATCAAGTCAAAGCAGAACGTAAAAAACTCTTTCATTGGAATGCTCGTACCGATCGTACTCTTCGTGAAGGTCGTGAAAATCTTCATAGACAAGTTCGTTCTCAAGATCCTCTCTTTGTTTGGATTGAAGGGTCTGATGATTTAACTCCTGAAGCCCAAGCGTTTCTACGAAGAATTCTTGAGACTGCCAGTAAATCTGTTCAATGCGTTCTTGAATGCCGTGATCCTCAACGAATTACTCCCGCTATTCAATCTCGCTGTAAATGGGTCTGTATACAATCTTCTGTCTCCTTCCGAAAAGAATTTCAACAGAAAAAAGTTCCTCTTCTACAACCTTCTTACTCTCCTACCATGACGTGTGATGTTGCTTTCCAAAATGCTGTCTCTCCTATTGATAAAGTAAAAGAGTATTTACATCATCCTATTCTTTGGGAAGATGCTCTTCTTTCTCTAAAATCTATTGGGTCTGGAAATTCCGCTTGGCCCTTTCTCTATGCCCTACAAGTTCGTGCTCATCCTTCCTAATCTGCGGTTCATTTATTTCTAAATCAACCTCTAAAGTCTTAGAATCATGGATGCCCCTGAATTATCCGTATATGGCGAAGCCAAAGGTGAATATACTAGACAACTTTCTGTTCTCCTTGTTCCTGTCTTAGAACAATACTTTATTGATCTTCTGGCTGAATCCAAAACGACCGCTCCCTCTCCTCAGAAAATCTTATGGACATTCCAAGTTGCTCTCCAAAATATTCCCGATTGGAATCAAGATAAAGTTTTAAGAGAAACTGAGAAAATTCAAAAAGATACCAAGTGTGATTATCTGGAAGAACTTCTAACTGCCGTCTTTATTGCTCATACGAAAGTTCTATCTGCTATCCGTCTAACAACCAAACAGAAAAAATTACAAATCACTATTCCTAAACTTGACCACTTTTTACATAGAGTTCTGTCTGAATCTGCTAGAAGTTTATGGACAAATGTATTCCTTTTTGCTGACACCAACAGTATTGAAAAACAGAAAAATCTTAGACAAGTGTCTGCTCTTCTACAAGAATCTGTTCTACAAGCGATTCGTGGTATGCTCCCTGTAAAATCTATTCTAAGAGAGTATCTCCATGAAGATGATGACGATGAGGATGTGGAATCATCTCCTTCTAAACAAACTTCTGAATCTGTTGAACCCTTAGAAAAAGAAAAAGAAAAGTCTGAATCTAGCGAACCTGTTGCCGAGGTTGCTGCCCCCAGTGCTGAGCCCGAAGTTGCCGAGTCTAACATGTCTACAGACTTAGAATCTGAATCTAAGCAAGAGGAATCTGAACAGCCTGTAGAAGAAGAAAAAATAGAACCCCCTACACCTATTGCTCCCCCTACACCTACTTCTACCCCTACTCTAACTTCAGAACCCCCTGCTCAGATCCCTACTGAACTCTCTCAGCCCTCTGAATCTACCCAACAAATGCCCCAAACCATAGTTATAGATACAAAACCAAGTGTATCCTTTAGTCAAGAACACGTATTCTTTGACTCCAATACTTTAGAAGAAAATTCTATTCAAGATATTCCTTTTGCTGAAGCGGAATTAAGACCTCCTGAAGAGGATGAGGAGGATGAAGATGATGAAGAACACGAAGAAATTATAATTACGGATGAAATTCTTCCTATGGAAGCGGATGAAATCTTGGAGTAATAATAGAATGGCTGAACCTCGCTATGGACAAGGAGATTTTCAAGTTGGGAAGTATTATACTATAAATACTATAATTGAAGATAATATTCCAAGAGTTACACATGGTAAAATTTATTCTATAAGAGCGGATAGAGTTATTATGATGCCTTCTAAAGAAATTACTGGCCCATATAATAATAACGGAAATCCCTATAATATTCGCAGTGCTGAATTATCATCTGTACAAGTTCTGTTTTCTGATATGAGAAATATTAAAAGAATTACTTCTAATGAATTTAGTAAACTACCTCCAGAAACACCTGCTACAATGAATATGGATGGGGGCAAAAGAAAGAAGCGCCGTTCCACTCGTAGAAAGTCTAGAGTTTCTAAACATAAAAAACGCGTTCATACGAAACGCCGTTAAAGATTCAAGTCGCTTAGAATATGGACTATACCAACCCCGATTTTTTACTCTCTATTGGAATCGGCGGAACTGTTATTGGTGTTTTGAGTTTACTTTTCCAAGTATTCTCAAAAAACCCTGAACATCCTTACCCTGGCATTCGCTATCGTGCTGTATTTAGAGATTTCTTCTTTGGAGCCTTTCTAACTTCTCTCCTCTATATGTTCATGCCAGATTCTGTTCTTAATGTAGTCTCTGCTGGTCAAGAAACTTTATCCAAATTATCCGGCGGTTCCCCTTTTGCTTCCTCCACTTCTGATCTGGAAATTCAAACTGGCCCTGCTCGCTTCTAACAAAATAATGGATAGATTGTCTCCCAATCCCCTATCTCAGAAGCTTTTACTTTAAATTTCTTAAAAATATCTTTTGTTATTTGTTCCTGTGGTTTGGCTGAAAACACATGACATGAGATATGAGAATATAAATCAAAATCTGGAAATCTTTCTGTGTAATCTTCATCGTGTAACACATTATTTCCTTCATCATCAATCAACCATGACCATAATAAATTAAATAATGGATGATCTGTTTCTCTGACTTCCCATTCTCCTTCTTTGCTGAGTAAAAGGCCATCTACTTTGGCTTCTGGTCTCTCTGGGAATAATGTTTCTATGACACTCACAGCATATCGGCATAAATCAAAGGATGGGTTAGGATACACTGTTGCTTTCTCCTTTTTCTCTATTGGACCAAAATTATATTGTCCTTCAGCATCTCCACCCTCTTCATAATCATCACTGATAAACCATTTGTCTCCCACTCTAAAGATGGCTCTACCAAAATCTATAATTCTAAAGATCTTCCCAAAGGTTGGAATTCTCCAAATATCTCCAGCACGATCTTTGTAAAAAATCCAAGATTGATCTGTCTCCTCCCAGACTATATTGTTTGTATGTAAATCATTGTGAGTGAATCCTAAAACTGCTTGGGCCGCGCTTAGCGCGGCTATTATCTGAAATGTCCACGCAGTCCAACGGGTTTCCCAATCATCATCATCTTTCTCTTCCCCTTCTAACAAATCATCCATAACACCTTCATGTTCTTCTTGGAAAATTAACATTGTTGGATAGTTCTCAAATTCAGCAAAAATATCTATGTCCCATCCCTCTTCAGACTCTTCTTCTTCTGTCTCCTCTTCTTCAGCTGTTTCAGTTTCCTCTAATTCTGGAAGTCCTTCTGATTCTAAAGAGACTATACTCTCTAACTCCACTTTTACTCCTTCTGTACTTTCTCCTCCAAGATCCTCTTTTATACTTATATGACTTGATCTTGTACTTCCACTGCTTGAATACGTAAATGTATGGCTCTGTAATGATGATTTCGGTGTATGACAGACATATTCTTCTATTTCTTCGTCAATGGGTATATCTTCCCCATCCTCATCTTTTTGCTCCACGACTAATTTAAAATATCCAGCTTTTCTCTTTTCCCAAAATCCTCTGTATTTTCTATAGGTTTCAAAATCATCCGTTATACTGTATCTATATTTTTCTGCTATTCCTTGAAATCCTCCATAATATAAGCAAAAATGAGGACTTATATTTCTTTCTCTTAATTGACCCACTAAATAATTTGCTAAAGCGTCTACATACGCTTGATTCATAGAATTTTTGATTTTTTTCTCTTTCCTACCCTCTCCTTTCAGCTCTTTGTTATAATATCCTTGCATAGTTCGGATTGGATCCAAGATATGAGTCACTTTACAATAGACTTTTCTCTTTTTTCTCGCGACAGTCTCTATTACACATGATCCCCCAGATCCAGAAAACTCTACAACTCTCCCAAAATATTCATTCGCTTTTAATTGTCCTTCAGTCTCCACAGGTTTGCTTAAAAATGTCTGTAGAATCGGTGTAATAGAGGTTATATCTGTAAATCCTGGAATTTTAGGAGCTCTAGAATACGGCTGCCAGACTGGAAGTTGAATTGGTATTTTCTGTTCTAGACATGTATCCATCTATCCGTTTATCCCGGCTTTCAATATAGTATTTTACACGCAATTTATTTCGTTTTCTATAATACAACTAAAATGGCTGATAATGCTGCTGCTTTGAATGTAAATATCCGGAGATTTGATATGAAAATGATCCCCCAGGATGCGGTTGTTGTTTTTATTGGTCGTCGTCGTACTGGTAAATCTACTCTTGTAAGAGATCTCCTATATCATCATCAAGATATGCCTTTAGGAACTGTTATCAGTGGTACTGAAGAATCTAACGATTTCTACAAGAAAATCATTCCACCCCTCTTTATTCATGGCGAATATAGTCCTGTTATTATTGCTAATTTCTGTAAAAGACAAAAAATCATTATGCAAAAAGTTATGTTAGAAACAAAAGAAAGAGGACAAAGTCGTCTTGATCCTCGTAGTTTTCTGATTATGGACGATTGCTTATATGATGATAGTTGGCTTCATGATAGAAATATTAGATATTTATTCTTAAACGGTCGTTGGTTAAAGGTGTTCTTTTTGATTACTATGCAGTATCCGCTCGGTATTCCTCCTATGTTGAGAACAAATGTAGATTATTGCTTTATTCTTCGTGAACCTTATGTCACAAACAGAAAACGTATCTTTGAGAATTTTGGCTCTGCTTTCCCGAGTTTTGAATTTTTCTGTCAAATCATGGATCAATGTACTCAGAATTATGAATGTGTCGTTATGGCAAATAATTCTCAATCTAACAAATTGGAAGATATCGTCTATTGGTACAAGGCTGAAATCCATGGAGAATTCCGACTTGGTGCCCAAGAATTCTGGAATCACTCCGCCGCGAACTATAAACCCAAAAATCTGGAAGAAGGCGATGAATATGATCCTATTGCTGCCAAAAAACTCAAAGGTCCTCTCATCCAAGTGAAAAAATTTACAGGTTAATTTTCTTTGAATCCCTTTATTTCTTAGTATTTACCAGTACATGAGGACTAAAATCTATGATGATTTACTCGCTCTTTTAGCTCTCCTTTTATTTTTAGGATTTCTAATCTATTTCTTCCAATCCCCTCTATCTGAAGGGTTTGCTTCTCAAAGATGTGATGTTGATAATCCTTGCTCTGGACATCTGAAATGTATTAATGGATTCTGTGCTGCTACCACTCCAGTTGAAGTTAGAGAATCTACTCCCGTTCCTCTTTTGCCTCCTGGCTCTCCCGCCCCCTATTTCTCTTAATCTTATTAGATTATGAAAGTCAAAGGAATTAAAACTATCACATGGTATGCGATCGTTGTACTTCTTCTCTGTGTTGCGGTGTTGCCTTTACTAAAAGCATCAGCGCCTCAATACTTCCCAAGCCTTGATGGCTTCCGTAACATTGACTGTGCGGGTATTTCTTGCCCCGAAGGCCAGTTCTGCCAAAGCAATCAATGCCATCCTATAGCAACTCGCTATCCTAACTCTGTCCCTCAAGGAAATCTATAAACAAAAGGTTTATAGCATTTTATTTATCTTGTCTGTTCTCCATTTTACGAGCAATCGCTAAATCAGCAGGACCCTCAAACATACTTCCATATTCCTCTGTGACTTTGCCACCACTGCTGACTCCAGCATTCGCCTCGGCATCCTCCACTGCCTTCTTCTTGGTTTCCCCGAGCTTCTTCTTCTTTTGCTCGTTGTAGAATTGGTCTCGTGCCTCCTCATTGTCACGATACTTCTTCATTAATGTATTCAATTGATCATTGGCATACTCTTGCTCCTTGATATTATTCGGGTTAGGATCCCAGGCCATCCATTTCCCTACTGCTCCAAGATAAATGTTGAAGTTTTCATCACTCTTATGAAGCTTCTTGGCTCTAGCGGATGCCTCCGCCTCCGTGGCATACACTCCCCGGACTTTGATTCCCCGAATCGTCGTCTTGAAATCATTCATAGCATGGAATTCATCCTCTAACTTCTGCTCATTCTTAAACATGAAATCATCATATTCCGTTTGAAGCTGTGTTTGCTTGATCTCCTTCTGATTCTTACGGCAATAGGCCTCGTATTCCTCTACTAATCTGTCTACGCGGATCTCGGATTTCCGTACAGTTTCTGCTGCCGCTTTTGCTCCGGCTTCATCCGTCTTCTCTAATTCACCGGCAAGCATCTCTAGCTTTTCATTCACCGCTCTCATTTGTTCTCCTAGCCACTCCTCAAACTTGCTCGTCTTCCAACTCATTTCATAATGCTTCATGAATTGCTGGAAGAAATAGATCTCCTTCTTCTCTAATACTTTCTCTGGACTCAGAAAACTTAGTAATACAACTCTTTGGCTCGGAATCTCAGGATCTTCCGACAGAAAATCTTCTACCTCTTCCTCTTTCTTGTGGCTCATTCTGGTTTATTAATCTTATCTTATTTAAACCATTTTACGCATCACTAAAAAAAATCTATACGATATCCAGATAAAATGGACGTTAACGATCTCCTCTCCCGTGTGATCAAATATGTTATTGAAGGTGTTGCCGTAGCTCTTGCCCTTGTGTTCATCCCCCGGAAGAGCCTCCCTCTTGATGAAATCATGACTGTGACCATCGCCGCCGCCGCTGTGTTCGCCGTTCTTGATATCTTCAGCCCCTCCATGGGCGTGGTAAGCAGACAAGGTGCCGGCTTCGGTATCGGTGCTAAACTCGTCGGCTTCCCTTAAATTTTTAGTCTAGTCTAAAACTTTCTAATTTTCTTCTTTTAACATATTGTATATATCAAAAGAAGAAGAATGCGTAAATCTAATACTCTTAGAACTGCTGTTGATACTGCTTACATGTTTCCTATGGTTGATATACAAGATTGTCTTAATAGAAGTTCTGCAAATGTGACTTATAATAGTACAAATATTATTTGTAATACATTTAATGATTGGTCTCTTTTTATCTATCAATTGTGGGAATTAACAACCATAAAAATTCCTGATCCTGATCCTAATATTTTAGGAGGAGGCTATACGTTAGGAGATGGTACTTTGTTAGAGGATATGAATAAAGAATTATTCTTTCTTCTACCAAGTGGTTCTATACTAGGTCGCTTTCGACTTGTTAGGCAATTAACCCCTCAATCCTCTCTTCCATCTCCTGGGTTATCTCCTAATGGTACGATTGGCTATCTTCCTACCTTTATAGCTAAATATACTGGTGGCTTTGATCCTGTTCGTCTGATCCGTGTTTAACCTGTTCTCGCCACATTCACACGGGTTGTCGCTGGTTCCGCTGCCCAGACCGCTACATAGAATTTTTCTGTCGTACTGTAATTATCTGGCACACCCTCAGTCTGAGGACCATCTATGAGTTGTACAAAAGCATACTTCGCTATATGTTTCCCTGTGGCATCCACAGTTATAACATATTTCCCTATGTCTCTATACATCGCTCCTGGACCATACGTTGTTGTTGTTGTTCTTGCCGTAAATGTTGCCGGTGTCATTATTGTCTCCGTTCTAGCCCCTGTATTCACTTTATACACTGTTGTAGTATCAATAGACATAAAGTATTGTATTTTACTATCAATTTGATCATAGGAATTCAAGACGGAACTCATTTATCTTCTATGAGTTCTTCTTTTTTTCATATGTTTCTTAGTTTTCTTTGTTTTTCTCCGTAGGATGCTAGAAGCTCTCATTTTACGCTTGCCTCCTTTTTGATTTTCTTCCCTCTTTTTAATAGTATTATAATAGTTTTCTCCCTCTAGATTCATATTTATATTTCCAGCTCCCTCTGCTCCTGCAGCTCCTCCAGCCCCTCCAGCCCCTCCAGCTCCTCCAGCCCCTCCAGCCCCTCCAGCTCCTCCAGCTCCTCCAGCTCCTAAGTTATTCCAATTTCTATTATAGAC